CCATGAAAATGGCTCTGGAAAAGCGGGCCGCATGAGGCCATAAATCGACATTCGGATTCTCCCAACGGCTGGAGGGAAAACGGGGCTCAGGTCATCCGTCATGTGCCAGCCCGCCTGATCGAGGATGAGAACGGCGTGGGCGCTGTGCGCAACCTGACGCGATATTTCCGCCAGATGCTCGGTCATGGCATGAGTATCGCACCACGGCATCACAAGTGCCGCTCCTTTGCCCCATTTGGGGCAGATTGCACCGAATATATAGACAGATCGCGTTCTCTGGTCCTGTGGTGCTGATGGCCTTGTTCCCCGCTTCGCCCATCGCCGGGTGAGTTTTGTCTTCTGTCCAACGCGGGCTTCATCCTGAAACCAGATTTCTATTTCTTTGCCTCTGGTCTGGCATGCACGGATTTCTGCCAGTGCGGCAGGGAAGTCTTTTTAAAAACGGTGATGGCTTCGCTATCCTGCGCATGATGCCTGGAGCGAGCAGACAATTTGCGGTAGCTATCATGCGCAGTTCACGCGCAACCGTCTGACGGCTTGCCTTGATGCCAAATTCGACCGCAATCCAGCGCATCAAATCGCATAGACGCCAGCGTACGGTTCCATCGACTTCGAACTGCGGGCCACTATCGACAAGGGCAGCCAGAGCAACGCGCTGCTCGTCATTGAGCAGTGGTTTGCGGCCGGGAGCTTTGCCATTGACCAAGCCATCTACGCCGTGGGCATTGAAACGTAATACCCAGTCCCGGACAATCTGCAGACCGACACCGCCGAAACGGGCTGCCGCGCTGCGGCTTTCGCCGTCATAGATCAGCGACAGGGCCAAAAGGCGACGCGTACAGGCCGCATCCTTATGCTGTTTTGCAAGCCTGCGAAGATCATCGCCGCAAAAGTCAGATCGCAACACTACTGCTCGTCCCATTCAAAACCCCTTGTTTTGAATGGTGAATCATGAAATCAAACCAAGCGGAAGTCACAAATGGGTCAGCGATAAAAGACCTTGGTATCAGATCTTGCGGATATGATCCCGAGTAAAGTGGACGTGCTCGCGGTCCAACGCAGGTTCTTCGAACTCAAAAAACGTTGCCTATCCGCAGCACGTATTACCGATAAGCCTCTGATTTATTTGATGATCGAATGGTGGGCGTGACAGGGATTGAACCTGTGACCCCTACGATGTCAACGCAATCGGAAAATCGAATGATATGGTATTTGCACGGTTTTTGACGGCTGGTCAAGTGAGTACGTTTGCAGAACGTGATGCGAACAAAAGCAGTCTTGCACCCAACGCGCACCCAAATCATAAGCTCGCTTCTTCAGTCAGATTAGCTTGCACTTCCTTTTGGCTCGGCATCTTGTTGGTTCTCTGGCAACTCGTAGCTTTCGTTTTTTGTAGCGGTAAAGGCACCTGTCGCACCTATCACTGCACCCAATGCAGTTTTTCCGTCAGCGACTGTATTGGCGACCCACTTTCCGGCTTCGGGAACAGATTTGATAAGTTCTTGAAACGCTTTGTTGTCCAGAAGTGCTTCAAATGGAGATGCATGATCTCGCATATCAATAAACCTGCTAGGTTGCTCATCTAACCGTGTAAGTGCAGATCCGAATAATTTCTTTGCAAAATCTCCATCTAACTCAATGGCCTCCCTTCTATACCCTTCATAAGCCTTGGAGATAGACGATTTGAATGCGTAGTCTTCAGATAGTCTGAACGACTGGGTTACATTTTTGGTTGACACCCACGCTATCCATATCGCTGCCCCAACTCCCATGAATGCGCCAATAAAATGAAGTACAACGATTGACGTACGCACCGTTGAGCCGTCGCCCATTAAGTTCATTAATTCGCTAAAGCGCCATGCACCAATCAATGATCCAAGTATCAGTGAAACTATGAGTATAGCGACCCATACCCAACCGGTTATCTGTAGACTCTTCGAACGTTCATTAAACGCGCCCGCGAGACCAGCCGAAGTAGTTATCCGATAGGAATCGTCGCATTTTTTAACCAGGGCTTCGGCATTATCCTTCAAGTGTTCCAAAACTGTCACTATATGTGCAGAAGTTTCGTTGGCTTCGGATATTTCCGTTTTGTCTTTAGTTACGCTAGCAAGGTAACTTTTAATATCCTCGCGAGCTTTTCTCAATTCTTCAATATCAGTTGGTAGACGGTCTGCAGCCTGTCTAGCGTCTTCTATTATTCGTATTGATTCCTGTAAATCGTCACTGCGCTGATTGAGGTTGCTTACGCGAGATTCAACTCCCTTTAACCGATTTGATAATGTTCTGGGCAGGTATTCTTTGTTCTCTATCGCTTCCCAATCGACATTTGCTAATGCGGGTGGCAGATTTGAAGAAACCCAATTTAGAAAATGCATTGTGGAGGAAAAGGAACTTTTAGCATCGCTGTTGAAGTTATCAAAAGTTAGTAAGTCTGCCTGGTGACCAATATCGCACCATAAAGTTAGTGTCTCTTCTGACTGTGCATCAGACTTGAAAAATAAATCAATCCTATCACTAATACTGTCCGCAAAATCAGCAACATTTGCTGGGGCTAGTGGCGAATGTTGCCATCCAAACTTTTCTGTGAATGTTGAATTGATCGGAATCATATGTATCCATTTGCTCCGAATACGTTCCGCTAATTCCGAAAATGCTTCTACTATTTGGTCATGATCCGCCATGTTTGCCCCCTGAAGCCAACTATTTAAGAAGTTAAGCGACAGTGGCCGCGATATTTCAAGAGGAAATTTTTATCGCTCACAACGGGGCCTCTGAGCCGACCAATTTTTATTCGTTGTAGATGGAAAGTGGGCTTTGGCTGAAAGCCAATGCCCATATATTAGTTGCTCTTATTTGCGTTTAGGGAAGATTAGCCACAGCGGGCACTTTTCGATCCATGATGATCACTTCCGAGACTGGCTTACCTTCCCCGCCAGAGATAGTATAGGTGAGAGGGACATCGCAGATGCTGAACCTGCGGAATATTGCCCGAACTTCAGGCCGATCATTCAACGATAGAACAAACCTTCCTCTGGTCGTTTCCAGCCGCTCCGCTAGTCTGACGAAGTCGTCGCGAGAAAACACGTCCTTTCCGTAATCCGTTTCGCAACCATAATAGGGCGGGTCGAGATAGAATAGCGTTGCCGGCGTATCGTATCGATCTATGAACGCATCCCACGGCAGGCATTCAATGACGACACCGGCGAGACGCTCGTGCACCTCTTCGAGAATCGGCCCCAGACGATGGATATTGAACCGGGCCGGGCCAGTCGTATCGACGCCGAACGAACGCCCCTTTACCTTTCCGCCGAAGGCAAGCTTCTGGAGATAGAGGAAACGCGCTGCGCGCTCCAGATCAGTGAGCGTATCCGGATCGCAGGCTATGAGGCGCTCGAACTCCTTGCGCGAGGTGATCTGGAATTTCATTGTCTCCATGAACTGCGGATAGTGACGCTGGAGAATGCGAAAGAGCGTGGCAACATCGCCCGATATGTCGTTGATTGCTTCCGCCTTGGGCACGAGGCGCCGGCGGAAGAAAACCCCACCCATACCGACAAACGGTTCAGCGTAAAGCCTGTGCGGGATTTGCTCGATGATGGATGCAAGCCGCTGCGCCAGTTGTTTCTTGCCGCCAATGTAGCTTGCCGGTGGCGACACCGGGCGCACGGCTGTGAATGAAAATCCTTCTTGCATTTTTATTAACCTGTCGAGGCCAGTATGCCCCCGCCCGAAAGGGTTGGGGTGTGGCATTTGACGTCCAGTCATGCCGGGCGGATATGACGTCCAATCTTTAGCCGCCGCTTTCCGGTGTTTCCAGCACCGGAAGCCGCCCCGGTCGGGGCGGCATGTTCCTGCAAATATGAGATAGAAAAGCTCTATGCTGTCAGTGGTATGAGGTGAGAACCGCGAGCACCGATCTTTTCGGCACCAGGACAACGGGCGTGGGGTTGCTTTCGCCGGAGATTCGCAGACGCGCAGACTTGGCTCCGGCAAGCTGCATCATCGCGATTTTCCAGTCACCGGCCCATTGTGTCTGCGAGAATACGGAACCAAGGAACGGGTGCTCACTGGCAATAGCCAGATATCCTTTATGAATATGGGGGTCTGCAAGCATACCGTATTTTGGCAAGAGCCGAGCAGCCACGCTATCATGCAAAGCGAGGCGCAGTGTCTCCCCGATTGTTCTGCCGTTTTCTGTTGCCGAGCGCAACAAATGCCGAAGGCATCCGGTCGGATCGTCTGCAGGCGTTCCAGCCAGCGCCGTAACGGACTTATGCGCCACTTTGGGAAGCCCAGCTTCATTCTCCCATAGGGCGCGCGCGGCTTCCGGCCCGTAGATCGCATTGGCAACGGAGATCAGGCGGGCGGCTGCATTCACCTTCGCTACCTTCATGCCGAATACCTTGCCATCCGCAAGGCTTGGCAGATCTTCGTCTCGCCCATCCATGATGTAGACGCCAGTTCGCCGCAAAGTCGGCAGCACTTCTGATGTCACCCATTTCTTGAACCTTTTGGCGGCGGGCTTTCGGCTGGTCAGGATCAGCGAGTAGAGTCCAGATTCATTGATGATGGAAATGTTTGGGTTGCCGCCCGCCGAGGTAACATCCGTATTACGGATGCTACTCTTTTCATCATCATCTAATCTTGCCGCCGCATTACCGACGTTTCTGACCTCTAATACACGGCATACATCGGAAAGAACGAACCACGGTTCTTCATTCTGAATAATGCTGCGAACGCCATTGCCCTCGAATTCGAAGTTTTTGATATCGATTTCTGTCTGCATTTCACGCCCCCATGGCAGTGCGTTCGGCCTGTGCTGCGCTTTTCATCGCGTGCCGAACATCAAAGGGAAGATCATGGGCATCACCCGTGTTGGCATCGATCCCGCGAATATTGGCGATCCGCTCCTTGATCACTACGCCAGCAATCGTCTTGGATGGAACAACAACCATAGCCTGCGCGATATGCCATGCCTTCAGGTAGCTTTCGCCAATGCTGCCGGGTTTATCTTCGATAAGAGATGCCGCCCAATATTCATCAAACAGCGCAGCCAGATGTTCCAGCACCAATTCGGATACTGGTTTCGGCGAGGCATCAGCCACGGATGCGGGAGCGATACTGGCAGGCAGTGCACCAATCGCCGCCAAGCTTTGCAGGGCACCACGCCGTGTGATATTCAGAGTTTTAGCCATGATCGATCCTCGTATGATCGGTTGAGGTTAGGGCCGAGGACAAGATTGCCGTCTTGCCTCGGTCTGTTTTTGGTGTTAACATGGAAGCATGAGTAAGTCAATTCACGTTAACACGAAAACACGAAAACCGCGCCCCAAGACTACAGGGGAGTTGGTTGGTGTTCGTTTGCAGCCGGAATTTCTGGAGGCATTAGATTCTGCCCGAAAGGCCGAAAGTGACTTGCCCAATCGTCCAGAGGCCATTCGACGCATTTTGTCGCAATGGTTGCGCGACAAGGGGTTTCTCACGGAATAGGCGTTCGGGCTTCTTGAGCTATTTGGGACCTAGTGCTAGCCCTGATGCAGGATAATTTCGTGCAGGGGCGGTAAAAATGAATAATGTTTTTATAACAATATTAGTGATTTCATTCTTCGTGGCTGTACCAATTGGCTTAGTTAGCCTCGTCTCCAAGACGCTTCGGAAGAAATTGGAAACAGTGGGTGGTCTATTTACTCTGCTTTTCATTAGTAGCTGCGTGGGCGCACTTATGACGATGCCAGAGCCGACCCCAGAAGAAAAGGCGGAGAAAGCAAGGATATCTGCCGAATACGAGGCCAAAAAGAAACAAGAGTCCGAACAGGAAGCTGTAAAGAAGGCAGAGAAAGACGCTGCATGTCAGAAGGATATTTCCTGCATAGGCGAGAAAAAATTCGCTGAGGCAAGCGTTTATTGTCAGGACCCAATTGAAAGAATGGCGAAATATAGCAGCGAATGGACAGATGGGTTTCTGGAACCCAAATTTTCCCATTATCGGCTAAAAGATGCTGACAACGGGATCGTCACGTTTATAGGTGACAAGATCAAGTTTCAAAATGGCTTCGGCGCATGGCAGAACATGACTTACCAATGTGACCTCGATACGCGAACAGATGCCGTGATTGATGTCAGGGTATCCCCCGGTCGGCTATAGGGCAATTTGTTTCGGGAATAGCCCCGCCGAATGAAGCGGGGCTCCTCTTATTTCCCATTCTTGATTTTGTAGAATATCTGAACAAGGAGCCAGATGATGCCGAGGGCAGATAACGCCATTGAAAGGGCATGTTCGAGGTGAGGCATCCACCATGGGTTCATGGCGGCGCCTGTCGCCACCGCTGCGGTTACACGGTCGGCAATCTGTTCCTTCATTCCCAGCACCCCGCCGATTTGCCATATGCATTGTGGCCAGCGATGCCTTGCCCTGCCGATACATCGTTCTGGGCGAGATAGACTGCCGTCGCCGATTTAACGGGAATCGACTTCCATCCCGCGCAGTTTGATGTCGTTGCACTGCACCCCGCCGCCAAGCTCAATGCAAAGCTGATAACTATCCAAGCCGATAATCTTTTCATCGACATCCACCCTCTTCTGAACGGCCCGAGCCGTAGCTTCCGCTGCCGCCACCGCCGCTTGTTGCTTCCCATCATGCCTGCCGAGCGCATAAAGCCCCAGCCCGGCCAGAAATGCGCCTATGACCGCGAGAACGCGCCAGTTTTTAACGAACCAGAGCATTGCTGTTTTCCTCAACTGTCTGCCGGAGATCACGGTTGCGCTTGTTGATCCGATAACGATCAAACATCCACCAGATGAATACGATGCCGTTGACGATGATGCCGATCAGGGCATCGACGGCCCCGTCATCCAGCCAGCCGCGAGCGATCAGGATGCCGCCGATAACCTGAAGAATCTGCCGTATGATCGGAATGAGCAGGGCGATATCCATCACTTGCCCTTTCCGAAATACATGAGAACGATCGCGTACAGGCTGGCCCAAAACCCTGAAGATGCTTGCGGCGCAGGGGCAGGCGGGGAGGGCTGGGGCTCGACTATCGGAGCGGCGGTATTGCCAGCAGCCTTTACCTGATCCAGAAGCGCTTCAATTTTTGCCGGCGTGACCAGAGCCTTGTTCAAGGCATCGCCGGCGTAATAGGTCTCACCCCTTTTGACGATCCGGTGCGCACCATACACTGCGGCCAGAACTGGAAACGATGCCCACTCCTGCGCAAGCCGTTTGCCGAATTCCGTCCGGTCGATCTTTCCGGCCATGAATTCTTCATATCCGCGCCGTTTCAGGAGGTGGTATCCGAGTCTATCCTGCAAATTCGGGTCGAATATCTGGGTGCCGCGCAGGCCAAGCTCCCTTGACAGGTCCTGGAGAGTGGCGCGCATGAACTGATAGCCGCCCGAGGCGGAAGATTTAAACCGACGTGTGAAGGACGATTGCGCGTCAACGACCTCGCCAATCGTCATGGTCGTGATGGGCTGAGGAAGTTTACCCTCATTGTGGCCGTATATGACGTCATAGGATGAGCGATCCGCTTTGCCCGTTTCCGTCAGTCGGATGAAGTCGAGCAGAAGCGCCGCACCGGCCGGCACGGTTTTGTCCATGGTCTTTCCTTTCGGCATAAAAAAAAGCCGCTCGAAAGCGGCTGCTGGGAGGATTGGTGTGGGGTTAGTTTAAAGCGGGCGATGTTCCGTATTCGCCGAGATCGCGTTCGGGGACGCCGCTTGCAGATTTCTTTTCGCGCGGGCCTTTTCCGGCCTTGCGTCGGTCCTTCCCGGCCTCGCCTCCGGGCTGCTTGATTTCGAGACTGGTCGTAGAGCCGCCGTTCCTGCTGGCGCGGTGGCGCACCGAAACGATGCGATACTGCCCGTCAACGCCGGCGCGCGCTCCCGACAGCATGAACGTACATTCGGCCTGTGCGGCGACGGTCATGTCCATTTCAACGCTACCCTCGCCGCCTTCGCGTTCGGCCTCGCGCTTGCGGGCATCGCCAATCTGGCTGGCTTGGTCCTCGTCGGCCACCATCGAGCGAACGACGTTTGTGGATTCGGGGATATCCCGGTCGAGGTCGAATTCCACTTCCTTGCTTTTGAAGGCAGCACCCTTGCGGTCGAAAAATCGAACCTTGGCCTTCGTGAAGGTTTTACGCCCCTTGAACGGCGATATATCCCAAGAAATGATGTTCTGGCCGACAACGCCATGGATGGCCGACAGCGCCGCCCCTGTGGCGGCTTTTCCGTCCCCGCGCCGCGCCAGAACGGATTGTTCGCCCCTGATCTTGAACGTGCCGCCGAGTTCCCGCGCGATCCGCTCGCCGATATGGAGATAGCTTTCGCCGTCTGCCGCCCAATAGTCGCGACGGATTCTCGCAAAATCCGGGTCGAGCTTGATCGATGCGAGACCGGCTCGCTCTGCCGCATCGTCAAGAAATTCCTGCAAGGTCGCCTCGTCCTTGTGGAAGGAGAGGGGTTGCTTGACCTTGCCGCGACTGTCGAACCCTTTTGCCGTAACGCGCAATGTGCGCCCACCGCCACGAGAGCCGGAAGAGCGGGCACTGTCGAGCGTACCCTTGAACTTGGTAACGCCTTCCAGAAATACTTCGATCGATGCGCCATCACGCGGCAACGCGATCTGACCGCCAGTGTCGTCGAAGGTGAGGGAACACGTGTCTGATGACGCTCCCTCCTTGTCCGTAATCTCAATGTCGATGAGAAAGGGCTGCATGTCCGAGGTCATGTCGGTGCCGTCAACCAGCACCTTCCAATTAACTTTCCAGGCCATGGTGCTATCCGAACAGTGAGACGACTTCGCGGGGTTGCCCCGCGTTATCTGGGGGAAGGTCGGGCAGGATGACTTCGGTTCCCATCGGGATGACGGTGCCGAGCCGGGCCATATCCACATTCAGGGAAAGCGCACTTTCCAGCAGGCTTCGTCCGCGCACGCCATAGGCGCGCCACAACAGAAGGTCGAGGGTTATTCCCTCGCCTCTTACGATGACCGTTTGCATTGGATTTTCCTTTAGAAAAGGCCGAACAGGGAAAGCAGACCCGAAATGACCTGCTGCCCCGCGCCCGCATCGGGCTGGACACGGGTCATGGTGATCGTGTGCTTGACGATAAAACCGACGCCGCTGCGCGTCAGGTCGGTATGGGCTTCGGCGACACGGGTTATCGCAAACCAACCGAGCCGCGTTCCGTCGCCCCGATGAAGGGGAAAGCGGGTGCCGTTGCGCCGCATCTCATGCACGATTTCCAGTTCGGCCAGCCCTCCGATCCTGGTGGGCAGAATCTGGCCGGAAAGGGTGATTTCGTCATCGCCCTCGCCGGTAAATTCCTTGCCGGGAGGGGCGTTGATGAGCGCCTTCGATGCAATCTCGGCAGACGCGCTGCGCTGCATTTCATCGATGCTGAAGGGACGCGTGTCGATGGTGAGAGTTCCAAGCATATAGAGCATCAGGACACCGCATATTCTATGTCCGCCTGGATGCCGTCGCTGTCCATGCGGAACCGCCTTTCGATTTCAGTTATGACTTTTTGAGCGAGTGTCTGTTCGTCCATGCCGGGCGCGCCGTGCACATGCAGTTGCCCGATCTGGAAACCAGCGCCAGTTCCGCCGCCGGTGGCTTTCCCGCCGTTGGGGATGATTGTCCCGGATCGGTCTGCCGTGAAAAGCTCCGGCCCTTTTTCACCGACGAGATAGGTTCGTCCGCCGACGACAGGTCCGCCCGCCGCCCTTGCTCCCGACAGTGCGGGAATGCCTTGCGCCCACGTGGGAAGGTTGGGATCGGATCGCAGATTTGCGCCACCCAAGGCCGTTGTCCTGATGGCTTCGCTGTTCGAAAAGCTGGAGATGGCATTTTTCAGTTTGACGGCGCCTTGATAGGCGCTCTGAAACCAGCCAACCACTGTGGCAAGCGCGGTGGCGATACTGTTCACGCCCGATGCTACCGCCCCGCCTATGACTTCGCCCCAGCTGCGCCACTCTGTGGTGGATGCCTGAAGCGGGCCGAGCAATCCCGATATGCTATCCCACAGGCGCTTGGCCAAATCCACGACGGGCTGCAAAATTGGCAGCACGGGCGCGAGGCCTACGCGAAACCCCTCTCCGATTCCGGCAAGAAGTTCCTTGATCCCTTGCCAGTTGTTGTAGATCCACGTTCCTGCCATGGCGATGCCGACGACAATAGCGCCGATGCCGCTGCCTATCAGCGCTATTTTCAGTGCGCGAAGAGCAACTGAAACGAGCCGCAGCGGATTGAGCAGCCCGATCAGCGAACGGCCCATGATAGAAAGCGCTGCTCCGTTTCCGGCTATGGAAGCGGCAGCGGCATATCCAATCATGGCTGTACGCAGTCCACGAACGGCGGCAGTAACGGGGGCGAAGACAAGGGACAATCCTGCCAACACGCCTCGGAATGCCTTGAGCGAAAGGATCGTGCCGGTAAGAAGTCCGCCCCGCATCCACAACAGGCTGAATTGCGCAGCGATTGCTGCGACCCGCAGGGCAACGAGTGCGGCGGTCGTTGCCACGATCGCGACGGTCAGCTGCGGGTGCGTCTCGGCGAATTCAGCCATTCGGTTGACGATAGGCACGATGATGTCGGCAAGACTGTTGAGTGCCGGGAGAAGGGCTGATCCGATGGCAAGCCCGATATTCTCCATAGATATCCGGAAGCGTTTCGCGGCTGCAGCGCTTGTCTTGAGGCGCCGCTCATAGTCCTCCTGGACAACCCCTTGCGCTTTCATCGCGCTCTCGCGAATACGGCGATATTCCTCCATATTCTGGATGAGCGGACGCAAACCTTGCTGCACCTGCGCGTCCTGAAACAGATCGCCAAGCTTGCCGAGGTCGCCTTTCAACGTTCTGTTCGTGATTTCGGCGATGGCCTCAATTGGTGTGAGCCCAGCCTTGGCCGCTTTCTTCATCTCCTTTTCGAGATTAACGCCCATTTTCGCGAACGCCTTGCGGGTCAACGGGGCATTGATCTTTTGAAGAACGTTCGAGAGGTTCGTTGCAGCAGATGCGCTGTCGCCGGTGCCTTTGCGGACGATCTGGAGTGCGGCTGACAGATCGGCGACGGCGGGGACGCCTTTCTGCCCCAACGCCTGATAACCTGCGCCGAGCTGTGGGAAATATTTTGCCATGTCCTTCAGTTCGAATGCACCGTCCTTGCCGGCTTGTGCCATGGCGTCGAGAGCATAGGAAAGCTGGCTGGCAGGAACCTTCAAATTGCTGAGTGCGGCATAACCCGCCTGCGAAAGGTCGGTGATTTCAGCATTGTAGGCCGTCGCGGTTCTGCCGATGGCTGGCAACATTCCGAGCGCATCGTCACGGTTCGCGCCCATGCCGGCCAAGACATCCATGCCGTCGGCCATATCGGAGGCCGATTGGTAGGTATCTCGCGCTACCTTCCTTATCTCCCGACCAAGGCTCGGAAGAGCGGAAATAGGGGCCTCGATTTTTTGCGCTATATCTTCGAGCTTGGTTTCGAATTCGGTCGCCGCTTCGACGGGGGCTTTGAACGCACGGTAAAGTCCATAGGCCACTGCCGTTGCTTCGACCATCCGCCCGCGCAATGCATCAAGGCGCTGATTGTTTTGCGCCTGTATTTCCTGAAGCCGGGTGAGCGAGGCGGCTATGGCCTTCGATGGGCCTGAAATGCGATCCATCAGACTGAGGATCAATGTCGAGGTTATCGCGGCCATAGCAGCCTCTTATCGTGCAGGAGGTTTGTTCTCAGACCGAACGACACGAGCGAGACTGCCCGAATAGTCGAGCAGCTTGTCAATGTCCCATTCTTCGATCTGGTCTATCGGAGTGTGCAGGTTTCGGGCGACCGACGTCAGGACGTCTCGCCAGGCGACGGTTCTGTCGCCTGCTTGGGTTTGGCGGCCGCGGACTTTCCCATGAGGGGGGCAATCCTTTCCCCGATTGTTTCCATGTCTTCGATGTCGAGTTCCTTGATCAGTTCGACATCGACCCCGGCAAGTGCCGCAAAAAGGAAATAACCGGCGAGCGCTTCACTTTCGACGCCCTCGGCTACCAGAGCGTCTTTTGCTTTCATGCGGCGGAAGGTGAGTTCCTTCACCTCGCCCCCATCGTAAGGCACAGGGTATTCGAGGGGGATGGTGACAGATGTGACCTTGTTCATGCTTCACTCCAGTTCGAAGCTGAAATTATGCGCCGAGCGCGCGACGGACATCGGCGAAGCGATCGATGCCGCCGGTACGCAGGATGCGCTCCCAGAAATCGACATAGAAAAGCTCTTCACCGTTGAGGCTGAATTCGTAGTGGGTCACTTCCTTGAAGACGTGGTTGCATCCCATGAAATCTTCCGGTGATCCCTCGTCCGGTGTCCATTCGGTAATGGCGCCTTCGATGATGGCGCGCGACGGGACCAACTTGCCGGTTTTCTTGTCCTTCACTGCGCCTGCAAAAATCCACCGGCTGACTTCGCCAAGGTCGCGGAAAATATCGGTATCGAAACCCTTGACCTCCATGGCTGGTTCCGGCGCCTCGATGCGTGGCTGGGTAAAATCGGCGCTCATCACGCCGCCGCCCGGATTGTGGGTGGACGTAATGAATTTCAGTGACGGGATAGTGAGCTTGGAAATGAGATTGGCCCGTGAGGAACCGGCCTCTTCGGCACGGCGAACATCGACCGCCACCATCTGGTAAAGCGCTTGCATGGAATTGCCTTTCGATTTTCAGGATTGGGTAGATGTCAGCTTAGCGAGTTCAGGCGGGCGACAATCTCCGCGACAAGCCCTTCGACGGCGGGTCGGTAGCGGCTCACTTCATGGTTCGCGACCTTGAAGGATGGCGCCGGCTCGATGCCGATGCTGACGGTGAGATGTCCGAGGCGAATTTGTTCCGGGCTGTTCTTTTCAGGAATGAACTTCACCTGGGAACCGAGAATATCATCATCGATCTTGTGATCGCGCAGCATGAATTTCAGGGAGTTCAGCCACGCTTCCGCAGAATCCGCCGTGATTTTCGGGCCGAGGAACTGCCGGGTAATCTGTGCCATCTTGACGGTCAGATAGTCGGCGCCACGAACCTGATGGATTTGCTTCCAGAGTTCGCCCGTATCGGTGTTATCGGTGCCGATGAAGACGAAGCCGCCGTCGGCGATTGCCCCATCCACGCCGGTTTCGCCGCGCGCAACGATGGAAACATTGCTTTCCAGTAACATCTGCCCTTCGGACGAACCGTCAAACAGCGAGAAAGGAATGTTGCGGGAAAGCCCCGCGAGGCCCTGAATGGGCTGGTTGGCAATCGGATCGAAAGGCCTGCCCCTATGGGCATTGTCTACAGCCGCGAAAAGACCGGCAACGCGCGGCCCCATCGGTCTGGTGACGAGTTCGGTGCCTTCGAACACACGGGCTGCGACTCCGATCGGAATGAGCCGCTGCGAGTTCATTGTCTCGCGGGCCGAGATTGCCGCTTCCTTGCTGGTGTCGTCAACATCGACGGGGGCAACCGCCAAAAGTCGTTCGCAAGCTGCAGGCAATGCGGCAACGACCGGGTTGACGGTGTTTTCGTCCGGGCGCCAGGCAGTGCGACCGGCCCAGACGATACGCGGTGTGGCGTTGACGGCAGACGGAATATAACTCACATCCTCAAGCGCGGCGGCGATAGCTGCTGCGGTTTCAGCAGGTGTGGCGCCTTCGCTCACCCGTAATATGGTAACGTCAGCGCCGGCATTAAGGCCGGAAACCTGTGCGTTGATGCCTTTCACGGCATCGGCAAGATAGCCTGTTCCAAGATCCGTGACGGCGGCGGTATCGCTTGTCGAAATGCGAACCGGGTCGCCAACTGGATATGAGGACGCCGAGGCATCCTCCGAAGTTTCGATCAGAAGAATTTTCGAGAAGTCCGCACCGATGACGGGCAACGGCTCATCATTGGGACGCGTGAAAGTCATGCCGAAAGTCGGTGCCGACATCGGTTGGTCTCCTATCTATATTGCCCTGTCAAGTTTGGGCGGGCTGGTGAAATAGCAAAGCCCGGCTCAGTGGCCGGGCTTTCGAGCTTGGGTAATTCCCGCCGGAGGGCGGTAATTGGTGTTGATAACGACGTGTTCCCAAACAGTCGTAGATTGTGATAGTTGCCGTAGGCTATGCGCAGGGGCGCACGGGTTGAGTTCTATTGGGGGCGATATGCGGTCACTTCATGCCGCCGGGCTTTGGTTGCGGGCACTTTAGATTTCCAAAAATTGAAGTTCATTACATTCAGTTGAAGATGCTTGGGGGATAGATTTGTTTAGTCGTTATGCTCAAAACGCGCTTTTGTCAGGGCGCGATACTCGTCATGATCGACAAATTAATAATATGAGAAAGCCATTTCTTAGGGGAACGAGCAAGGAAAACGGCATTCAAGCACTAAAAAACGTAATTTCCGCTCCGATAACGGGGCGCGTTAACGTGGGGGAGCCGCCCAATTGGGCGCAATCATTTAAAGAAGCTTCAAGCTCCAAACTTCTCTGGTTTCATTCGCTACCTTTCGTGGGCGATCTTCTTACCGCATGGGCGGACGGTAGGGACCCCGTATATCTGGACAAGCTATTCCATCTGCTTGGCTCCTACCTCGAATGGTTAGCCAAGAAACGGGGCGGGCCTGCATGGAAAGATGACCACGCCGTCGCAAATCGCGGGCGAATGCTTGCTTACATTCTCTATGCATCCAGAGCAGACGGATTTGTTATCCCCGATAATATGCTCGCTCTTATCGATAAAGCCCTGCATCGACACGGTGCTTGGTTGAGGAACGATGCACATTACATCTCAAACAACCATGGGCTGATGGCGGATAGGGCTTTAATTGAAATTACCCTTTCGCCTAGCAGCATTCCAGAAAGCGTTGTTCAGGAATGGCAAGCACACGCGCTTTCTCGCTTGAATAAAATGCTCGAGCATACGTTCGACGAAGATGGGTGCTGCGTAGAAAACAGCCCTGCGTACCACGTCTTGAACTTAAGCCTTTTCAGGGCGGTCGTGGAACTCTTGCAGGATAACGCGATTGCAACTGACAAAACGGGGTTTGTCGAAAGGATCGAGAAAGCCGAGGCAATTTGCCATTTATTTTTTCGCAAGGATGGGACCTTTCCTATTATTGGCGATACTGAATTGCACCCCACGCAGTGGGTAGACTTGAAGAAATACTCTCCAAAAGAGGGGATGGGAATTTTCCCAAAATCCGGTTTTTTTATTTATAAGTCAGAACGATTATATGTGACCGCAAAGTGCGGAGGGGATTCTTATTTCCATCGGCATAGCGATGAAACAAGCATTACACTGAACGTTGACGGTTATGACTTCCTGATGGACGCCGGTTACTATAATTACGACTGGAACAAAAAAGGAAATGCCCGCGATATTCGTTCATATCTTGGACATAGCGGCATCTTTACCGACCAGTGCGAATTTGTGCGACCGAGAAGGTTTAAACGTCCACGGGTACTTGGCAAAATCAGCGAATTAGCCAAGCAATCAGATATTTGGCGCATTCAGATGGAAAGCTATCTGGACCGAAAATCATCGATTGGCAGGCGGGTTTTCTGTGCCGATGAAAATACGATCCTGATCTCCGATGCAGTGTCGAGCAAGAGGGCAACAACCGCTCGACAGCAGTTCATAATCCATCCGAAATGCTCTCTGGAAGTGTCGGGGAATACTGTTCGAATTGAACGAAGCAACACCGTTCTAGAGATCGAAATCAGCAGCAACCAGTGTTTTGAAATTGCAGTAGAAGATTGCGTTATCTCCGAAAAGTTCATGGAGATTGAGACGGCCAAGCGCGTAGTGGCTGTCGCCCGTGCAAAGAACGTGGTGTTCAATGCGAAGATCGACATTCTCGATGCATAACGTTTTGGCCGTCGGCAATTTGGTGTCTCGCCATAGGCCGTCCCAAGTCTGATGCTGGTGCGTGGATAGTTGAATGCGATCAGAGATTTGCGGCCTCTCGCCAAAAATCGTCCCTCTGTTCAACTGTCCATCCCAATGTCTGACGAACGATCTCTGTCAGGGGATGGGTGCGATTGAAGGTTTGCGCGCCAGCGACAAGCATTTGCGCTTCAAACTTGGCGTCTTCGGTCGGAAGCTGGTCAATGATCGCTTGCAGTGGGGCAGGAATTTCGCCTCGCTGCACTGCCGCCAGAGCATCAGCCTGACCGATAATCCCCATTACCGCCAGTTTCTGGAAAAACTGGCGGTCGCTGATTTCGTCAGGCGGCGGGGCAACCGGCTCACCGATCTTTGTTCCGTCCCATTGCTTTCCATAAATCGTCCCGGTATCGCCGAAGGTGTAGCCGTTGAGCGTTTCCACGCCGATCAGGCGGTATCCGTCAATCTGGATTTGGTCCGCCTCGTCGGTCGCGAATATGACCTCGCCATTGTCGGTCAGCGCGCAGTAGAAATTCGATGGATTGCCCTTCGATACGTCCAGCCAATCCACGCCCTTGGAGTTGAGGAACACGAGGATATCGTACGACACGCCGGTTTCTTGATCCGTCTCGGTGCGGCCTATCGCGGTAAATTTGCCATAGTCGATCATGCGAAAGCCCTCCATGCGCCATTGATATAAACTTGAGGCTGGTATGAGCGAAGGCCGATAGCTGCTCCTTCGAGTGCGTACGACAACCCGGTCACGAAATATCCGCTTGGCGCATCCCAAGAACCGCCTTTAGTTATAGAAGAGACACTTGACGGACCCACCCGGCGAACATTGGAAACGCGGGCATTGACGAGGTTGTCTACATAGTCTTTGCGCGTAAGGTGACTGACATCCGTGGGCTGGCGGGTTGTTTGGAAATACTCCGATTTCACAATGGCATCGCCATCGGTTGCCGTAAACGTCAGAATATTGTCGTTTTCATTCCACCAAGCACGACAATAGCCCGAACCGTAAGTGCCCTCGTTGAAGGAACCGATATTCATATAGCCGCCGCCGGACCGGTGGGTAAGGCTTCCTGACATACCGCCCGACAGTGAAATCGTTGTGCCAGACAGAGCGCCTGTCAGCGTTCCGCCCGACAGGGCGAGCTTGTCGTTCAGGCCGGTGTCGACGTACCCCTTGTTCGCTGCGTGCATATTTGCGGTCGGCGCAGAGTGAAGGGTCAGGAACCCGGTAAGGGTTCCGCCAGTCAGCCGCAGGAATACACTGGCGAGCGCCGTCTTGATGTTCGCCCATGTCGTTTTGAACATGGTCGAACCGCCAGCCTGCACACCGGCGAAGAAATCGCCGTCTGCCGGGGTCGCCTTGGAATTGGCTCCCGCCATGGCCGCGCCGACGGTCGCCGTGGTGGTCAAGGCCGGAAGCTGTCCGGACGGAACCTTCCCGTCAGAACCGAGAGACGCAACACCGTTGGCCGCGCCTCTATCGCTTGAGCCGAGGGCGTCAATATTTGCCCGGCCTCGTGCCTTTTCAGCAAGCGTGAAGTTTTGCTCGCTCCCCACGCTGACGAGTTTGGGAAGGTCGGTTTCCATGGCGAACCGACGCCATGGTCCGTAAACGCCGTCGGCATTGGTCACGCGGGCCATAACGACCGGCTCGGCATCCTCGCCCGTCCGGTATGATGTCGCAATCTGGCGCTTGTGCCTATCGCCGTAAATCTGCTGCGTTTCGATCCACCAAAAGTTCACGCCCGGAAAATAAGGTGAACCGGGCAGCCCGGAGTTATAAAGGCCGAAATCACCGGGCAGGAGGTCATCAATTACTATATCGCTCGTGGCCGAGCCATATGCCCCCGACGTCATGAGAAAGAGCTTGTGAAGCTCGATATTCGACAGGCCCAATGCTTCCCGGCCGGACTGCTCGCTATCCGCATTCAGAACCGCCTTGCCGACGTCCGAAGCCGGAAGTTCGGCTTTCTTCCAAGTCGCGTCATCGAGTTCAGAAAGCGCGGTCTGTGTCGACGTCTGAATGCCATCGAGGACCGTATCGATGCCGGTAATCGCACCGGCGACCTTTTCCATTTCCGCGATTTGAATGCCCCTGCTGTTCGGCAGGGGCAAGTTGTAATTCGGCGTCGTAGCCATGGGTTACACCTTCGAAAGCAACATGCGGAGCGCCGATATTTCCGGGCGCGCTGCTGGCGTGCCCGAAATCGTAATCATCGCCCGCGCATCGAGATTTGCCGCCGGGTAGGCGGAACGAATAAAGGTTTGTTCGACCAAACCGTCGCCAAGCTGCGTTGCGCTCGACACCGGAATTTCCGGGTAATCGCCCGTCATCCCGATTTGCACCTTTGCCGACGATCCGGCAGGTAGGAGCGCATCGATGGTGACAAGCACCCGGTTCGTATCCAGTGCATCAATTGCCCGCGTTGCATAATTGGCGGTCGGCTGGAGTTCGCCTTCCACGATCTGAATGTCGGGGAAAATGAACGGGGTCACGCGCTCCGTTCCGCGCAGCACCGCATCGACCTGAATATTCTCGTTCTGAAAATACTCATCGAAGCGGATGGTCTGCGATGGAGATGAAACGATGACTTCGCCATTTGGCCGCGTCAGGCGAATGGAGACGTCAACCGAAGGATCGGGATATTCAACCCCGGCCCGGACGATGACGTCCGACATTTTCGTCGCCTTGAAGCTTCCGATTGGCACGACCTTTTCGACCGGATCAAACCGGCATCCAAGCAACTCGAACCAAAGATCGGCCTCGTTGTGCACCGTCCACGTCGAGGCATTTGACGAGGAGAGAAGCACGCCGATGGTAAAGGGCTGCTCTGTAATGACTGCATCCAAGTCGAGGTCGATCTTGCCGATCTCTGCAACGAACAACGAATGTTCCGCGTCGTCGGTCAGAACGACGAAGGAATATTCGCGGCCCCCTTGCAGAAAGACCGGATAGCGGAAACGAGCGGTGAAGATTTCTCCTTCGTCAAGCGCCGTTCCGGCGACGAACGCTTCGGCAAGAACGGTTGAGGTCGGCAGGCCAACGTCAACGGTGCGGATTTGCACAAGGATCGAGTTCGAGCGAGAGCCGACCTTTGCACACATCAACCGGATGCCGGAAAGGCACCACGACTGCGCGAGCGTGAATGTCTGCGCCAATGGGTCATGTCCGCCGCCGCCGTCACTGCCGCCGTCGCGCATACGCGGCGTGACAGGGGTCGCATTGTTGACCTGATTGACCGTGACATTCGTGACGTTCGTCACATTGTTGATGACGGTATTATTGACGACAGGCTGCGGCAAGCTTTCGGTCGAAGTCTCCATAGCCGAGGTAAGGCGATATTCTTCAACCGTGATCGTGCCGCGACCGACATAGCTGCATCCTGCAATGGTCCCAACCGATCCCTCGAAATAGATCGACTTCGATCCCGTCGGAACGTTGGCGGGAATGGTGAAGCTGCCGGTAATCACGCCGTCGGCATTCGCCGGGCCGGAAACGGTCGGGGTCACTTCGATGCCGTCGAACTCCATATAGTCGAGCGCTTCGGCTTCAATGAACCCTTCCAGACGGAACTTGACCTCACGCTGCCGGATGAACTCGGCTTCGACAAGATGCTCGCCGATCTTCTCGACCTGCTGTTCCAGCGAAATACCCGTGATGTATTCGCCTTCCGCCGCCTCGAAAGCCTGCGTTTCCGGTGACGTCCATACGGTTTGCTTGTCGGTCCATATGTCGGTCGAAGGCTCGACACTGGCCCGCCCAGGCATCGGCGTGAACGTCTGATACGGGTTGATTTTTTTTGCCCCGCTTCTCCGGTTCTGCCGAATGACGGACACTTCCACGAAATCAAGATGCTTGATGCCGTTGAATGCGGGGAACGTATGCAGGCGCGGCGTGATCGGCAGGCGCATTTTTCCGCCAAACACCGCCGCCGTCTGCGCGATCCCCTGATCGCGCATGGCGTCATTGCGAAGCGGATCGACAAACAAGCCACGCTTTGCACCGACGTCGCGGGCTGTCACATCGTTTTTCAGGCGTTCCTGCGCGACGAGATCGTAAACGTCGATCAGCATTCTGCGCATATCCTGAATTTCATTGTAGGGCACGTTGCGAACGCCGGTCGGTTCCACGATAGGTTTGCGACCCCAATCGTTCGCGATCCGGGCAAGCTCGATCATCGTTGACGCGACGACAGGAGGGCGAGGCCGGGACACTGCGGAAACGCCTGCGACATAGACCATCGCTCCGGTCATATCCATGCATAGCGCATCGATACGGGGAAGCTTATAGGCGTAGTCTATCAGGACGTTGGTGCCGTTCGCCGCGCCGCTGACGGTAACCTCGTCACGCGTGATCGAAACAGGCTGGACGTTCTCGTTATACCGATATTTGACGGTGTACGAGCTACCCGGCGATGGCTCCGCGCCGCCGGGCGACCAGTCGATTTGACCTTGCGAAAGCAACCAGCTTGCGGGCGAGGTGTAAACCGTCGCCCCCTGCTTGATTTCCAGAATGGCCGTCACCGAAGGATGCTGCAACGGGTCCACCGCGCCCGAATATGGGCCGTGGATAACTGTTTCCGTCGTTTCCTTCTCAACGGTCACGCGACGCACGCTGTCGATAGGAGCTTTCGAGACCTTGAAAGTCTGCGTTCCGCCCGTTGCCGCCGTGAATGGATGCGGCTCGGCATCGACGTTGCGAAGATCGGGCGTCTCCTCGACTTCGAAACGCATGGCCTGCTTACGGATGATGCGCCTGCCGTTGACGTAGGCCGTTCCTTCCGAAACGGAAAAGACCTGCTTGTCTTCAGGTGACGGGCCGAGCGCTGTCACCATAAATCCATTGTTGACGAAGGAGCCGTTGCTTTCGCCGGAATAGGTTTCGATTGCCTTGTAGATTTCCGAGAAATCGATGTTCGTCGACGTCGTCAGGATGACGCCGTCGCGAACTTGAAAAACGGACAGCAGTGCGCCGGAAAGCCCATCGAGCGAATGCCCCCACTCGACGACGATTTCAACCCGCGAGGGGCCTTCTTCCATGAACGCTTCGGTGCCGGAAATCTGTCCCTTCAGGCTTTCGTCCTGAATGTCTGAAACAAGCAATTCAGTGGACCGAACGCCTATCGTGACATCGCCCTTGTTCGGGAGCACAAAGGTCGCGCCAGCCACGTCGTGGACAATGCCGCCGATATAGATCGGGGAGGCGGGGAGCCGCACCCGGATATTGTCGTCATCCTCGACTTCAACGACAGGGTCTTGGCCGTCCATAATGCGGCCATCCTGCAAGATGTAGTCCAGTCCGCGCCGCGTCTGGTCGAGCGCGCGCGACTGCATTTCGTTGAGGTCGGCAGATTGCAGGTAGATGCCCTGACCGTCACGCCCCAAATCTGGAAAGGCAATAGCGTGCTGTCGGCGGGTCCGATCATATCGATCATCGAAGCCCGGCCGCTTGATAATGCTGTTCATCGTGAACCTCACATGGTCATGACATAGGTGAAGGTCTGGCCGATCGATCCATCGCGGACAATTGGCGCGAACCGATCAACTTCGATCATCTTCCCCGCCGTCGTCACGTCGGCGAGCGGGATATACATTTGACCGGCGGGCACGGTTTCGCTGATCTCGACCCCGACAAACATGCCGGTTTCGCGCAAGGTTGTTCCGCTGGCGTCGGCAAGGTCCAACTGAAAGCGGACAAAGATGTAGGGGGTTGGTTCTTCGCTTTGCGAATATCTGGCCCCGTCTGCCATGGCGATATCGCCTTCGAGGTCCGGGGTAACGAAGAACTTGTCGCGGGTGCGTGTGAGGCCGACTTTGTTATCAAGGTCGGTCAAAACCGTCCATTCGGCATCGCGCGCGGCTTGCTCTTCGGGCGTGGAAGGGGCCGGGACGTCATCCCATTCCGGCAACCCTTCGCCCACCGCGAGGAAGAACGTCGATTCAAAGAGTGCCTGCGCGACAACGATGCGACCATCTTGGGTAAAAACTGCCATTATTCTGATCCTGATTGAACACGCGGCACCGGCGCGCCGAAAGGTTTGTTGACGAATGGGGCGTTCTGGAAGGCCACGGTTGCGCGGTTTTGATAGTTGACCCGCACGGCCGCCATGGATGCGAAGCTTGAAGACGGTTGTCTGATCGGAATGCCAACATTGACGGTGCGCACCATCAGGACATGCTGAATGTCCTTGACGTCGATGCGCCCGCCGGTTGGGATCGTGACGCTGCGGGTCTGGTTAACCCGGAGGGACAGAATAGGCTCTCCCGGCGCGCGCCGCTTGCCCGACCAGTTGTTCAGCCCTGCGCCGCCATTCAGGCGGTGCGTATTGAGCCGAAAGGCCCGCACATCCCATCCCGCCGTAACGCGGGCAAACTCTGATCGTAGTGGCTTCGAAGCCTTGACGAGCTGCGTCATGGGTCTGACGAAATCGGTATTCCTCACCTCAAACGGCAAGTGAACCTGAAACCACCACCACTTGCGCGCCCTGGCCGGGAATTCTTCAATGTCGCCGTCGTGGTTTATCCAGCGCAGTGCCTTGTGTAAGGCGGCGGGTGTCCCGATCAGGCGCTGCCAGGCAACGCCCTCCTGAAGCACAGATCGCAAGTCTGGCAAATAATCCGCGATCTCATTCAAACCGTATTCTGCAACCAGATAAGGAACAATCGGATCGGGCGGGTTGAATTTGAAGCCGCGCAGGGATTCCACACCCGGCATCAACAATGGAAGGTTATCGAGCGATTCCGACAGAACACGCTCCAGCGGCGTCGGCGCCGCATCGTCGCCAAGGAGGTGCTGCCGATTTATCAATAGTCGCGTCCCATATAATTGAGCTTGATTGATCCCGGTGTGAGCGCCACACCTGCCGATGCGATAACCGGAGCCGACGGGCTACGGACAACAACTCGCTTCACGCCTGAAACATGAAGGCGCGCCTCTATCCATGATGGCTCGAGGTCAAAACCGATGCTGGATTCCGACTGCCACGCCTGTCTCAAGATTTCCGGCAATACGTCCATCAATCCGAAAGCGGCATCGGGCAACAGCCAGATATCGGCTTCAATATCCGTGCCGGATGCGACGGCAGGCTCGATGACAATCGTATCATTGAGGAGCCGAACCCGGTCACTCATGATTTCGGCAGTGACCGCGTCCAGCATGGGTTGATCGGGGATGCCGCCGTTCTCGCTCGACAGAACTGCAATATGGATGATCGGCCAGAATTCTTCGCGGTAAACCTTGACGCTGCGGATACGCACGTCGGCGCGTTTCGCAGCTGCTGCATACCACCACTCCGAACCGCCGGGCGAACGCGCCTTGATTGCCAGCACGGTACGGTCGCGCAATGCGTCGTCTGTCTCACCTTCCAGTCGCTCGACATCATAGAAAAATGCCAGGTGGTCGAGGTCGCCCCGCAAGGCGTAGGCAAGCAGGTTTGCCTTGGCAGCGTCATTTATCGCTGCTCGCAGCGAAACTTCCCGCATACTGTCCGCGAGGTGAACGACCTTCAGGATATCGGTTTCAAGATGGCCGACATCATAATCGATTCCGGCGTCCGATAGGCGTTGGCGCAGGTCGGTCATTCGTTCGTCGAGGATCGTCTCGAAGTAGAATGTCCGGATCACCTCTGGCGGAGGCAGGGTGGAAAAATCGAATGCGCTCATAATGGTTTCACCACAACAGTGCCGGAGGAAATGCCAAGCCCGAAGGAAACGGTGCGCTCGACACTCTTGTCGCCGAGATGACCACGGGGGCGGTAATCGGCAAGAATCTGGAAACCTGCATGCCCCAAACGAATCTGGTCAACGGTGCCGGTCACGATGATGCGACGGACCAGAAAGCGCGGCTCCCAGAGATCTATCGCCGTTGCGATGAGCGACTGGAAGGCCGCAAACAGGTTCGGCGTCATCTTGCGCCCGAGCAGTTCGACAATGCCGGCACCGAATTCGCGGCGCCCGACAAGCGAGCCGATGCGGCGCATCAGGATCACTTCAACGGACTGATAGGCCGATTCCAGATTGGAGATTGGCAGGCCTGTGAAACGGCTAATTCCCACCATCGGTTTCGGCCTCGCCGCGCTCGACAGTTTTCGATTTCGCGGGGGCGTAATCGATCCGTCCATGGTCAAGATCAAAACGAGCTTCGGTTTCGGTCAGGTTCACTTTGCCGGAAGCCGGCACACGTGCGCCATTCACCCAGCCCACGCCGGGCCGGACGCGATAGGTCTTTCTGGTCATGATGGGTTCTTTCAGTTCGCAGGTTCGTCGGTTGTCGCGCCGCCGCGTTCGACGCCGCCATGAATATGCGTGTCGCCGATATTGGCGTCGTTGTGCTTGACGTGTCCGCCCTTGAAGTCGGCGTTGCCTTTGACCACGAGATCACCGTCGATAGTGACGGTTCCGTCCTTGACGGTCACGGTGACGCCGAATGCCTTGAGCACGCTGGCGAGAAGGTCTGCACTCGGCGGCCGGTTAATGTCAGAAAACCCACCGCGCAGCAAAATACCCTGCCGGGCATCGCCGGTCGGGTTGATCATCCCGACGATCTGGCCCTTTGATAGCGGCGCCCATGTGCTGGTCGCGCCGCCCGATTCTGGATGCGGATACCATGGCGACAGAAATGGCTCGCCGTTTTCGTCTTCGCCGAGCTTGATGCGATAACCCTTCTTCGCATCGATCTGCTCGATGGGGCCGACTTTCAGAGACTTTCCGAAGGCTGTCTTCAGCATCTCTATGTCGATCTTCATGGCGAGCAAATCGCGAAACATCAGGGCACCTCTGTCGTTGGTGACAAGCCGTCAAATGCAATCGTGCTGCCGGTCCATGCTGGCGTTTCGCGGTCCATATCAGATGGGAGCGGGCCAAGCCCCAGCGCCAGCAGTTCCTGCGCCGTCATTCCGTGCACCTGTTGCAGTCGTTCCCACGGCTCGCGCTCGCCTGTAATAATGGCCTCCATGAAGGTAGCCTTCTTTTGCAGGCTTTCATCCTCGCTGGCCAGCGCAAGTTCGATAAACCGCGCAAAGGGAGCATCTGGATCAAGCGAGCATTTCGGTTCGGGATCGTCGATCAGATCGACAATGATTTTTATCTGGTGCGCGGCCAGGCGAATGCCGTCGGCAATATTGCCGACGCGGGTTCGTTCTGTCGAAACGGTGCGGTAGATGAAGCTTAGAAACAACTGGCCCCAGGCATTGTCCGGGTCAGTCAGGGCCTGCACCATTTCCCGCGAAATCAGATCGAGCGTGAATTCAAAGTTGCCGTCAGTGTCGGGGATGCCAATTTCAGGAAGTCTGATCTCGCCGGTGTCCGGGTCTGGAACGCCCATGCTGGCCGTCACGCCCGTTTCAAACATGATTTCCGTTCGCCCGTTCAACAACAACGAGCGCAGCTCATTGTCGCCCACCTGCGTTTTCCCGGCATCGGTATAGATCGCGATGAAATATTGGTCGGCTTCGATTGTGACATTGCCTCCGCTATCGCTGTCAATAATACCGATTTCACTGTCCAGCACATTGTTCAAGGCGCGTGTCCGGCCTTTCAAAGCTTCAACGGCAGTGGCGCGCAGTGCGATCCGGGCAAGGCTCATGATCAGACATCCCTTGATTTCCCTACCGCGGATTCGCCCAGAATTGCGTAGAGGCGGCGGTGCGAGCGAAAATCTACGAATTGCACTTCGAACATCGGCTGGCCTTTACGGGCAAGCGCGCAGACCCGATAGCCTTTGACGAGATCAAGTTCCGGATAAGCCGCGCGGTCAACTGCAAGTGTCGCCTTACCTGCGGCAAGCTTGATGTTCCAATCGGCATTGTTCCCGCCGTCCGGCTGGAATGCATCGCGGCCTGCTGTCCGCAAGACGGCATCAATCTCGACAGGCTCACGGCCCGCAATCTTGCGGCCATTTTTGAGGAAGAAGACGCGCAACGGTTCTGCAAATTCTGCGTCTACTTCCTCGTAAAGGGCATCCCGGTGTTCTTCGAAGGGCGACGGGCTCATTTGGATTTGCCGCCATCACCGTCCATTTTCAGAGTTTCTTGCTCCTGAACAGGCGGCTTCGTTGCTTCGGCCAGTTGCTCGGTCAGCATGGCGACGTTATTGCGTTCCGCTTCCAGTTCCTTGCCGAGCCTGTCGCGTTCATCCGCAAGGGCCTTGTCGGCCTCATCCAGATCGGCAGTCAGCCTTTCGTTCTCGGAGACGAGCCGGGCGATTTGCTCATTGAGCGCTTCCAACGCCTCCGTATCCGAACGCGCGGCCTCGGCATGCTTTGCCGCCGATGCGGCGTCCGCCTTCTTCCGCTTCTCTGCCTCGACAAAGTCATAAGCAATACGGTCGAAAATCAGATGGTCGCCATAAACCTTCGGAACCTCGATCGGCTCGTGGGGCAGTACGGAAACATCCTTTGGCTTTTCCAGAATCCTGGCGGGGATTATGCCGCCGTTCGAGAAAGCAACGACAATAGTGGATTTCTTCGACATGGGTGAACCTCATGCATGAACACTGCGGCCCGCATTGATGGATGCGGGCCGGTGAACGATATTGCCGGTTAGAGAGTGATCCTGCGCAACGCGCCGGGTTTGGTGCAAAGCGAAATCGGGTTCGACTGAACTTCGATATCGACGCCCTTACCGTTGCGCATTGGAATCTGCTTCATATAGCGCGGGAGGCCCTTGGTATTGACCGTTTCCATATAATCGGCAGGTGCAAAGCGCGTGATGAACAAGCCCGGTGCACCCATCGGGGTCACGCGGCCTTCGTTATGGTCGATATAGGCCGCACCCAGATTGGCCGTTGCGCGCGAACCCGTTTTGTATCGCTCGAACACGAACTTGCCGACTGTAAACTTGTCGGGGATCGCTTCGCGAAGCTGGCCCGCGCCGTTGGTGGCGAGGAAGGTTTCCCGAATGCGCTTATGTCCCCAAAGCTTGAGATGAAGGTTTCGCCCGGTCCAGACATGGAAATGGCTGTAGAAGCTGTCGAGATCATCTTCGATGGACCAGGTGACATCCTTTTCCAGAATTTCATCGACCTTGGCCGCATCATTGTCGAGATCGAGCGAAACAGGGGCAGGAACCGCGATCCCGAACCGGTTGTAAAGATCATGCAGCACGCGTCCGGACTTCGAGGTAACAATGCCTTTGATGGCACCGACGCGCTGATGTTCAAGCGTCATGTCAAGGTCGAGCAGGTGCCGGTCGACCTTGCTCATGACACGATCCGTCACCTGTTCAACTTCGCTCTCCGTACCGAAAGCGCGAACATTCTGAACTTCATCTGCCTTCACAGAATCATTTCGTTCGTAATGATCCACATTGAACGGGATCAGATTGCGGCTTTCGCCCGTGGCGGTTTCGCCCGGTCCACCGCGTTCGCTCGGTTCTACGAGGCTCAGCGAACCGTCACGTTCCTCGACCGATATGATGGTTGTAGTGACACCATCTTCTTCGAACATGCCGGAAGCACCGATCTGGCCGGGGCGGTAGGGCTGATTGTTGACGGTTGCGGTCAGCGACTGCACGGAGAATGCATCGTCGTTAAAAATATCAAGGGTTGGCATATGGGAATCTCCTTAGCGGGCCTTGATATGAACGGCGCGCAACTGTTCGAGTTTTGCCGCCTGCTTGGCAGCGTCGTTGACGGAGGCGTCGAACACCAGCAGTGATGTTTTGACCTCGGCGTGCACATTGATGACAACGGCTTCGGCATCCTGTGCGGTGGCGTCGATGGCATAGCAGGCGATCGCCTTCGCGGTTTCCGCGCCCTCCTTGCCGACGACCTCGGCGTCAGGCGACGGGATGAACCGGCCCGGTGTCGCGGTTAGCTCGCCGAGCACGGTACCGGGCTTGATCAGGCCCGTGCCGGACGGGACCGTCACGACATCCCGCGAAATGTGGCCGTCACCTTCGTGCAGGATGAATTCGAGAGGGCGCGGACCCATAACCTTGTTTTCCATGGGTGGGTTCTCCTACTTGGCCGCCTGGCGGCGGGAGGCGTAAATTTCGCCGGTGTTGATCTTTGCTGTCGGCGCTCCGGGCTTGCGTTGCGGCTGGGGCTGCGATTGACCAGAAGCCAACATGCGGCGTTGCTCATAATCCTGAACCGGATCAGGCTCCGGCTGATTGCCTGCTTCCGCCTTCGGCGCCACGGTCAATGCCTTGACGGCATCATCCGCCGTCATGGTGGTGTCGTATGCAAAATGGCTCGCCAGTTCTTCGCGGCCCGATGCTTCGGGGCTGGTCATGATCGCCTTGATCCGCTCCTTGGTTGCCTTTTCGGCATTGGCGGTGGCGGTGGCGATATCGGCGGGTGCCTGGCCCGCCTGCGGCTTGTCAGTCATATCGTCTTCCTTTTGACTGGTGGGCGCGCCGGCGGGTGCAGACGCGTTCATTTCATGGTCGAGCGACCATGAATTCTTCTGTGCCATCCGCTTCAGCCGGGCTGGAGCGTTGGCATAAATGCGGTAATCGAAAGCGGAAAATGCGACGGCCTTGATCTTCTCGGTATCTGTCGCAAAGCCTCGGGCAACGGCTTCGTCGCCGGTCAGCCAGATTTCCTTGCGCATGTCGGCACGGATTGTTTCGGCATCCTCGCCGGTGCGCTCGGCATAAATCTCCGCCATCATGTCACCGAGCTTGTTGAGAAAACCTACTGCGGCTTCGTGGTCCTCGGCATTGCCGTAGGTCACGGAGGCGGGGTCGTGGATCATCATCATGGCGCCAGTTCGCATGATGCGTTCCTCGCCAGCCATGGCAATGACGGACGCAGCCGAGCCGGCGAAAGCATCGACCACGACGGTGACCTTGCCCTTATGTCCTGCGAGCGCGTTGTAGATGGCTACACCGTCATAGACGTAACCGCCTGCCGAATTGATGCGAACGGTAATATCCGTATCGCGACCGACTTCAGCGAGAGCCGCAAGGACATCCTGCGCCGTAAAGCCTTCATCCCAATAGTTATCGCCGACGAACCCGTAGAGCACGAGCTCGCCGTCCTGAAGAACGGGCATTGTGGAATCTCCTGTTGGATCAGCAAAAGCGCATGCGCTTCGCGAACCGGCGGCGAGGGCCACCGCTGACGCTCTGGCATTCTGCTGTCAGACGCTCGATTTCCTGATCGAGCGCCGCAATGTTGGTTTTGCCATACCGGACTTCGTCATCACCGAAGCGCACAACTTCGGTTTGTCCGCCGGCGGCGATCTGTATGCGAAGGCCGCGAAGCTTCTTGGCTGCGGCACACGGGTCATCGAGATTGATTTCCGTCTTTCTGACGCGGATACTGTTCATGCCGCAGCCTTCTTCTTGTTGTCTTCCGGTGGGTCATCGACTGGCAGCGGTGGCTGGTTTGGCCGCTCGTAAGGCGATCTCATCCCAGCATCGACATAGCGCTTGTGCTCTCGCTGTTGCTGGTCAAATAGCTCGTACGGGTCGATTCCCTTTTGACCGCATTCGATGGCGATCGACGAAGTGCCATTCGAAATGCGTTCCGAAACCGCACGTTCGCTCTTGTAGTCATCGGCGGTGGGTGCTGCCGGTCCCTGCCATTGTGCCCAGGTGAACTTCTCCCGGTTGGCGGCAAAAACCTCGTAAGAGACCTTGAGCTTGATGCGGCCTTCGCCGACCATCTCGTCAAACCAGCTTTCGTAGACAGCCTGCAACATCGGAGCTGCGAGACGCTCGCGGCGGCGTACAGCGATGGGCCAGATGGTCGCGTTCTCCATGCGAACCGACGAATAGGTCGCATCCGAGTGGTCCATCGCGTAACTGCTGTATGTGACACCAATGGCGCGGGCCGTTTCGCGGTCGAGGCTGCTGGCGAAAGGCAGATATTCCTTGCCAGGCGTAGCTGACGAACGGAATTGCAGGTCTTCGCCCGGACCCAGATGCGCGACCGTCGGTGTGCCGTTTATGCCAATATTGCTCTCGCGCGCTTTGTCCATCTTGGCTTTCAGAAAGCCGATGAACTCTTCCCGCAGTTCCTCGTCTTCAATGGCCTCAAGTGCATCGAATGCATCTTTCGACGGGTTGTCGCTCGTGAGCACCGCCGCGAAAATTGTCTGCAGGATGGCAGTTTGCAGGGTCGCTTCGTCCAGTACCTCTTTCTGCGCATGTTTCCGGATCGCGGATGAAAGAACGGAAATCCCGCGAACGTCGGTTGCATCGGCGGGGTCGAACAGGTGCAAGACTATTGGTCGACCGTCCGCGTCATAGGCCGGATATCGAACCTTCTGGGTGACTCCGCTGACCTTTTCCTCGAACAGATAGCCAATCGGGCGTCCATCCTCGTCATGGTAGACCCCCTGAAACAGGTTCTCAAACTCGTTGGTGTCCTGTGCCAGCTTGCTCGGCGGTGTCATGCAGACTTTTACGCCGGACGTGATCCCATGTTTCCGCCGCTTGGCGCGAGGCATATAGTCCAGAATGCCGGTTATCTCGCCATAAGCCATGTACCAACGCAGGCCGATATCGACCAACTGCGGCAGGGTGAACTTGCCCCGCATGTCGCATTCACGCGGGTTCCAGGCATAACGCTTCCATTCCCGCTTCAGCTGGGCAACGAGGGCGCTTACCTCCTCTGGGGAGTAACCGAATTCGGCGAGTTCGGGTTGCGGCTGCAAGACGAGTTCGACGCCGACAGTATCGACGAGAACCTGATCGCAGGCACCTTTGAGCTTGCCGGAATTCTGGATGAAGTCCAATGCATAGGCGGCGGCGCGCTGCCAGCTTCGGCGGATTTCCTCGCGGTTGTCGACGATGGAAACCCTCTGTGCCGCAAGAACGCCACTCTTGGAATCGCGCAACATACGTGCGGTTGGCCGTGCTGAAACGCCCGACAGCACTGTGCCGGAGCGCAGCGCACGGCCTACTCCTTTGATGCGGTCGAGCAATTTCATCGATTTTTCCAAGCGTTGCGCCGCGTTTCGGTATCGCGCGGCTTTTTCGGTTTCTCGGGCTTGTCGAAGACAGACTGCTCGGCATGGCCGAACAGATCATTCTCGGCTGGCACGCCATGAACCTTGACCAGCAGGTCGGCCCACCGCTCGGCGGTCAGGCGGAGTTTGCGTTCAAGGTGCCAGCCGAGTGCGAAGGCGTAGACGGTGGCGTCAAACCAGTCGTTCTTGCGCCCTGCGATTTTTTTCCAGATACGACCCGCCTTTGACGGGATCAGTTTTCGCTTGCCCCGTGACGGAGAGGCCAGAGCCTCTTCATCGGGGTCAACCAGACTTTCGGCGGTCAACTCCTTGGCGAAGTCTTCGTCGCAAATGTCGTTGGCAATATGCAGCGTATTGCGGGGCCACTGGCCGCTTTCGTTTGCACCCAGCACCAGGTTGGCAAGCGCCGCAACCACTGCGGTTTTTACGTCGAACAGGCCGACGGGATAGAGAAGAACCTTTGCCATGATGCGCCGGTGCTTGTCCTTGATGTCGCGTTTGACGGGAGTCCCGAGCCAGGGGAGCCCCTGTGGTGCGCGTCCGTCGAGCGCGTAGACGTTTGCGCGCGGTGCGCAGAAACGATAGACGCGGTCGGTCGCGAAACCGGAGTCGACGCCGGAAAGGTCTATGCCTTTCATGCCGCCGCCGGCGGTCGGATATTCTCTCCCGAAAGCATCGGAGAGCTTGATCCACGGTTCGTCGCTTTGGTCAGGGGCTCCCTCGAAAATCTCGCGGTCAATGATCTGGTATTGGCCGCGTGGGCCAATAGCTATGACCATCCACTTGATGCCATAGCCCTGCACGTCTGCAGCGGAAACGACGAGACCGGCCCATGACGGGATAACCCGCGAGGGCAGTGGGTCCTTGCGAACCGCTTCAACGATTTTCTCATGTTCGACCGCAACACCGGCTGGGTCATATGGAAGCGCCAAATCCTGCTGGAAAAAAGTTCGCAGCTTGGTGACGTTTCCTTGCGCGTCTGTCCAGCGGGTCCAGATGTCGGCCCAACGTTCGCGAGGGGCATATGCTGCCCAAAGGTGCCATGACGGTTGCCAGTCACGGCAGCGGCCTTCGCATGGCTCGCAACGCCAATGTTCGATGTCGTTCTCCGGGATCGCCAGAGGAACGGTTGGGTCACCATCACGAACCCGTCGTGCAATCCACTTTCCTTGCGGCAACATTTCATGCTTGTGACCGTCAAGGATAACCTCGTTGCAGGATATGCAACGGAAATGCACCGGCAGGCCCTTGTCGGAATCTGCGGGCGACATGTTGTCGAATTCCAGCGCCTGGAAGGTTCGGCAATGCGGGCAGGGCAGATAGAAATAACGCTGATCCCCGGCATCGAAATCGTCGGTGATCGCGCAAGCGCCCGCTATGCCCGGCGTCGATCCCTGCCATTCCTTCGCCGTGTCGCCGTGCATTTTCTGGCGGGCGCGAGCCTGATCGCGCGGACTGCCACGTCCGTCGACATCGCTTTGATAGCCGGTGATCTCATCCATGGCGAGATACTTGATCGACACCATCTGCAGGCCCTTGGAAGAACCTGCATTGACGATCTGGCAGAACCCGCCGGCGAAACGTTTGAACGCCGTCGTCGAGCCTTGTTCGTCGCGGCTGTTGACCGGAAGCACCTTGTGCTTGATCCGGGGTGTCGCCTCGATCGTTGGATGAAGCTTGATCCGGTTGAACTTCGTTGCTTCTTCCAGCGTCGGCAGCACGATCATCATGGAACCGGGCGCCTGATCGACGATGAAGCAAAACCAGTTCTCGATTGCAGTCGATTTGCCAAGCTGCGCAGCCCAGCGGGCAGTGCATCGGCGCGCCGGATGGTCCGGGTGCAGGCAATCCTGCGGTTCGCGCAGATAAGGCACACGGTCGGTACGGAAATCGCCCGGCCATGGAGAACCGGATTCGGGCGATACCTTACGATAGCGATCGGCATGTTCGGAAATCGTCAGATTTTCGATGGGGCGGCTGGCCGCTTCCAACCCCCGGAGCAACACCAATTCACCACGGGGCAATTCCATGAATTGCTCACGCGGCTGCAGGGCGTTCATGTCTGTTCGCTTTCCTCTTTAGGCTCATCGGTCATATCGGCCTCGTCCCGCTGACGCATGGCATCGATCCGCCCGAGAATTGTCTGATTGAAAACTTCCAGTCCCTTGCGCACAAACGCCTTGAGAACCAAACGCGTGGCGCGCTCGTCGAAACCGTATTTCACCGAGGCGTTTGCGGCCTCCGTTTCCAGTGCGCGCTCAAACGCGCTCTGCATCAATGCGACGGCATCGCGCCCGGCCCGATCCACCTCCGACACCTTGGTCAAGGTCTTACGCCGTTCCGCTAGATCCATTTCGCGCAGTTCGGCATCGGCCTGCGCCTTGCGCGCCGCGCCGTCAGACTGGCTTCCCGAAAAGCGCGGCGCAGGGTTGAAGTTTCCCTGCGCCGCAACCGTCCGCGTCGTGGGAGGTGCCACGCGGATTCTGATGTTCTCGTTTCGGTGGGCGACCAGAGTGTTGAACTCTACCAGTCGGGCCTTTCCGTCGTCGCGAAGCTCGATCGCTTCGGAATGCTGTTTGAGATATCGCGACAGGGTCGAGCGCTCGACCGGATCGCCCATCGCGGTCAGCCGCCCGGCGGCTTCCGAAATCGAAATCCAATCGTCGTTCGACATGATGGCCCGTTTGCGCTCCTGTGTATGAACACGTGCAAGCACGTGTATCCGTGTATCGCTTTCAAAACGACCTACTGGTGAAAACCGGCAGTCGAGCCCGCCCGTGGGTTAGAATTGGAGCGGATACGGTCCCTAAAAGGGGGGTGGGGTCACCCGATGAGCTTGCGGATCACTGCCTCGACCCGAGGGGGCATGGTCACGGTCGCCTCACGCTCGAATGCGGTTCGACTTTCGCCGCGCACCATTTCATCGGGAATTCGAACGTCCGACTTCACCTGCGTGACGCGGCGCTGCGAAGCGCGACCAATACGGCGATAAACATGCCCGTCCAAATTCCACTTCTTCACGTGGCGGTAGGGGAACTGCCCGCCCATGATGAAGGTGCCGGGGAATACGCGACGCTTACCGAACGGATGTGCTGACACACCTTGCCGGGTTTCCCTTGCCCTGAAATACTTCAGGCGGATGAACCCGCCACGCGATTGCAGCGAATAGAACAGTTTTCCCGGCTTTGCGGTATCGATGTTCTTCACCGCCCGGACGATGACCTGACGTTGCAAGCCTGTCTGCTTGGTGAGATTGCGTACCACCCGAGTGCGAGCACGCCGCCCGACCTGATTGACGATGCGCGGGAGGACTTTTGGAAATTCCGTTTGCAGCCGTTTGATACCGCTGGCGTACCGACGCAAGCCCTCGATGTTTTCCCATCGACTGACCAGCATTGGCCTCACCCCAAACAAAAACCCCGGTCGCGGGTGCGCCGGGGTTCGTCTAATCTTTTTTAGCATCCAAGGTGTAAGTCAACCCGGAGTCGCAGGTCAACAGATATTTTCAGGCTCTAACCGATGAACGCCTTCAAAGGCCCGGAAAAGCTGGACGCCAACCATATCGCGGTTTTCCATCCACGGCGTGGCCGAGCGGTGCGAGAAGGTCAGTTTATGGCCGACAAGCTGATTTATCAGTCCTGATTCCAGCTTTTCCAGCGCGGCAACCCAAATCTGATAGTCGATCCGGCCCAGAATATCGGCTGTCGGGTCAGGTGTGAGAACAAACTTGCGGTAAGCGCCCGCATAAGGCCGACGCGCACGGCGGTTAAAGCCATCGACCTCGACCGAATATTCCCGACCGAAAGCATCGGTTGTCTGACGGTGCATGAACCACGCTGCCTGACCGCCACGTTTGACGATGTCGCATTCCGGTTCCGGCGCGGTGTAATCGGGCGCGCGGCCCAGAACGGCGCTGGATATCACAAGCGAGGCTATGCCTGCAGCGCGCGACCGGGCAGGGCGGAGCATCAGGCGTTCCGTTGCCCGCGCCACGGCGTCGTCCGCCAGACCGTCGTAATCCTGCCAGTCGGCTACCGGGTTCCAGCCTTCGGGGAACGAAACGTCAAAGCGGGCGAGATCGGCAACTGCCTTTCCGACTTCCAGCGCATCTTCGTGAGGGGCACCCTGTTCGATCCACATTCCCGGTTCCGCCCTGTCACGGTCGACAAGCGTCATGAGTTCGGCAAAGCCCAGAACCTTGCCCCAGGACGAAGCTTCCAGTTGCCGCCATGCTGAGTGAATGCTATCCAGACCATCTGCACCGCCACCCTTTGGCAGTTCGTGGACGAAAGCCCAGACGAGAAGTTCATCAATCGTAACGGTTTTCATGTTTTGCACCACTTGCGATAGTTTGCACCAGTTTGCACCACTTGGAAAAGTGGAAATAGAATAATAAAATCAGTATTTTGCACCACTCTGCACCAGTTTTTGCTTGTGCATATAATAAGCTTTTTCCCCCATCCCCCTTTTTCCCTTACGTATACACAAGGAAAACTGGTGCAAACTGGTGCAAGTTATTGAAATCATTCTATTTATCCCGTTGTTTAAACTGGTGCAAAGTGGTGCAAACTGGTGCAAACTACTGCACAGCATAAGTTCAATCATATCAAAGGGTTGTCGGTTTTCAGGAGCGAAAGCCGAGCCAAAAGCGGGGTTGCGGGGCGGATTGGCGAGCATCATCGCATGTGCGCCTCGTAATCGTCAGAGCCGGACGTGTGGGCGGGTTTTGGAACCTCTATGAGGCGCAGGCCATGGTATTTCACCGCCCGCCCATCCTCGCGTCGGTACTTCTTCTTCATGATCAGCCCGAATCTGGTCAGCGATATGGGCTTGCCGCCCTGATCGACGGTGAAGTCAACATAGGCCTGATAGAAGTCCTTGGCGGTCACCTCTCCATGCTCATCAGGCTCGATACATCGGGCGCAGAAAGCGGACGTGGGGTCCATTTCGTCGCGGTATTCCTGTGTTTTCGCCTCGACCGATGCCGGAATGACCAGTCCTTCGCGCAGGAAGATCAGGACACCCTCTATGAGCCAGTTCAATATGCCCGAATATTCGGGCTGGAATTCCGAAACGACCTCCTCAAACTCGCGCTGTTCCTCCTTTTTGAGCGTCACAGGCCAGTGCACAACGACCATGCGCCGCCAGATGCCGTTGTCCGTGCCGGTGATGCGCGGATAGCCGTTGCCGGACATATGGCCGGTGAAGATGGGCTTGAAATCGAAATAGCCCTGAAACAGGTCGCGAACGGTGAAGTCCTCGCCACCGGTCAAATCCTTGACCAGATTTTCGCGCAAATCCTCGCCTTCAGGCAGTTCCTTGACGCGCAGGAAGCGACGGCCATAGAGCCGCGCCATGTCGGGTGAGGCCGCACCGCCGGAGTTGCCTTCACCGATGAAGGATTCTGACGGCAGCGTGACCGATACGTCCCCCAGAAGCCGGCAAAGGGTTTCCATATAAACGGACTTGCCGTTCGCCCCGAATCCGTAATGGAAGAAGAGTTTCTGGACGGTAATACCGACCAGACCCAAACCTGACGCGACTTGCACCATGCGGCGCACGTCATCGCTTGGCAGCATACGTTTGAGAAAAGCATCCCATTTCGGGCATTTGGCGCTCTTTTCATAGGCGACAGGCACGATCTGGGTAATGAGATCGCCGCGGCGGTGCCCCATTATGACCTTTACGGTTGCGATTTTCCGCTCGACGGTTTCCGGGATATCTTCGCGGTTGTCGTCTGGGTCATCAAAGGCCGGGTTTCGCACTTCCTCGACCTTGCGCGAGAAAATCAGCGTGTGGTCGAGCAGCGCCACCTTGAGCGGATCGGCGTTGAAATCGTCCGGTGAGCGCATCACGTGCGGCGCCAGACAGGTCAGCATTGCTTCCAGCCGCGCCCGGTTCTTCGACGTGACGGCATGATCCATGCGCCGTTTCTTGCGCTTGGCGAGGTTCGATTTTGCATTCAGCGCCGCGTCAGCGAGCCTTTTTTCCGGCTTGGATCGCTCATCTTCCTGCTTTTTCAGCGCTTCCTTGCCCGCTTTGAACGCTTCCTCTTCGGCGGGGGTGTATTGCAGGAACTCGGTTTCCATGGCGATACGCCCGCCGAGCTGCTGCGCGATTGCAAGGGATCGTGGATCGCCGGTGTCGATATCCCAATGGGTGCCGTCCCATATCGCATAGGTCGCCTTGCGGGCCTTGCTCTGCGCAAGCACCAGCATGTCTTCGCCAAAATGGCGCTGCAGACGCTCGGCATTGTCGGTGTCGGAATGGTCGAGCGCTGCGCAAGCCCTCACCATTTCGCGGTCTACTGTCCGGTCCCCGCGTGTGGTGGCCGCTGGCTCGCCATCGTCCGGGGAGTGTGCATCAGGCAGACCATCGGTCGCGGGGTTACGGGGATCAATATCGGCGGCTTCCGCCTGCCGTGAAGCTTCGGCCATGATCGCGCGCACAGCGGCCGGTATATCCTGGGAATTCTTTGTCACGCGGCACCTTCCATCATATCAGAAAAATCGGTCCCGGCCGGAGGCCAGGCAATTGCTACCTTGCGGTTCTGTCGCAGAATACGTGCTCGCGCCCGCGCCATGGCGGCGGAGGTCATGACACGCTCGGAATCCCCGTCACCCAGAAGCACGATCTCGCACACATGGTCGCCAACCCAGAAAGCATCATCCGGGCCTTGGTCCGGGCGCGGGACCGGACCCTGCACCATGACGGCGCGCAAACGTCCCTTTGTGTCTTCCTTCTTCAGGGTAGGATGGGCAAAGCGGGACGCGGGGTCGGCAGGGCCGGAAAGGTTGCCGAGATCGCCGGCGGCGAAATAGAACGTGTCAGGCCGAAGGTTTTCGGCGCGCGCGACGGCCAGCGTGTTTTCAATACCTTCACCGCCAACCCACCGTTCCATGCGCGGATGACCAGCAAGCGGGATAAGTCCGCCTTTCTTGCTGCCGCGCATCTTTTTGGTCGGCAAAAGCTCGCCGGTGGCCGGATCAATGATCGTGGGCCTGCGTTTCGGGCGGTTGTCGAGGTCGATCCAGGTAATATGACAGCCAATAATGCCGAGGTCAGGCCCGATGATCGGCGCGACCATGGCAGGTCCTTCATGGAGCGTGTCGCCGCCATGCCAGTATGGCACAGCGCCGCCTACCCGAAGCCAATCGGAATCCGGCACCCGAGCGCCCCGCTCCATAAGGTAAAAGCGGCCATGCATTTGGGCCGCAGAATGCAGCGTGGATGCGCGGGCATAAATGCCGCGCGCCTTTTTGCGCTCGATTTCACGATAATCGGCCTGGCTTTTGGCCTGTTGTTCCTGCAATTCGGCATTACGCTGGCGCTGCACTTCCAGCCGCTCCAAGCGCGCGGCCCTATCGGCATCCGTTTCCCGCTCGCCCCCTTCGGGGATGGGCTGTCCGAGAAGGATTGAACAGGCCTCCAACAATCCCTCACGGCTACGGACATTGAGGCCATGAACATGCGCAGCCATGCCGATGGCATCATTCCCGCCGATTCCGCCTTGACGGCAGTTCCATTTGTTCTTCTGGGTGTTGAAGGCGAAGGTATCCTTGCCGCCGCAGGCGGGGCAGGGTTGCGGGTGTTCATTTCCGCGCGGGTTACATTTCAGGCCGAGGCGCTGCGCGGCATCGGCGATGGTGACGGCGCGGGCATCCTCGACAAAGAGCTTTAGTATCTCGCCCATTCAGGTGCCCTCCAATCAATGCGTTTTTGATTGGCCAACTCGGCGAGCGCCTCTGCTCCTTCTTTGGACAGTACAAAATAGAATTCGCTGATACCGAGATCACAATAGATTATTCGTTGCAATTTAACGGTTACATTCAAGCCTTGCGGCCCACCGTCTGCCACGTACCAGAAAGGATTATCCGGGTTTTTGTCTGACACGCAGCGTGCAAAGTATCGGTTGCTGGTAAGGGTCATGCTGCACCAGTATCTTTCAGGCGAGCAAGCGCATTGCGACTTGTCACCATGGTGTAACCATCGGGGAAACGGACCAGACAGGAGTTCATGACCTTGGCGCGTACATCGACCGCACATGATTGGTCTTTACAGCCCTGCCGGTTCCAGCGGTAGAGATAGGGGAATTGGACAGGAGAGGTCATTCCGCTGCCTCTATGTGAAGGGCCAGATGGCTGCAATTCGCGGCGACGAGCGCGGCGGCAACCGGTGGCGAAACGCTGTTGCCGCAACAGGAAACCTGCACCGATTTCGAGAAAAGCTCGCCATTGATGCCGCGCTCGATTTCGTACTCAGCCGGAAATCCTTGCGCGAGATAAAGCTCGCGGGGCACGAGCATACGCATTCCGATATCCACGATGACATAGACAATGCCGCCCGCTTCGATGGTTACGAACTCGCGCTCATCCCAAAAACCATAGGAGCGCAGGAACGCGGCAACCTCACGCGCCCGTTCGGCCTGTGCTGGTGTGAAAGGTGGCACGTCGAGCGCGGCCTCGACATGGCCGTGCCGGTCCTTCGTGGTCACGGTCCTGACAGGATGGTTTTCTTCACCACCATCGCCAGTGCCGTAATAGGCTTGCAGATATGGCGCCACGACGCTTTGCTGTGAGCCGGTTTGCGTGACGGTCGATACCGGCTCGCCCATGGAACGGCCCGGATTGACGCCACCCTCGCGGCGGCTGTCATTATTATGCTGCGCCATATAAGCGGTGATCAGGCGGGATTTCCCTTGACCTTCCGGCATGACCGTGTGGGCAGGCTCATCGAGGCCGTGGCCAGTCGAAGTGCCGAAATCGCGAGCAACGAATGCGGTCGCGATGCACGTATCGGCCTTGGCAGTGGTTGTGTGCATCGGTTCGTCGGCACCGCGAGGGCGGCTCTGCCCTGCACGGCCACCGCACCCGACCAGCGTCGGAACTATGACACTGTTCTGATCTTTCGTGCTGGCCGTGATGGTATGCGACGGACTATTAATCGACCGGATAGAGCCGCCGTGTTGCGCGGCGGTAAGCACCGGCGCGACAACGGTCAGCCCGGCCCCACCTGCCGTGATGGTATGCGTTGGCTCACCCGCACCATTGAAGGGCTTGCCCGCATTGCGCATCGTCATCAGATGCGGAACGATCACAGCGGATGGCGCGGCAATACTTTGTAACGGGTCCGCTATGCTGCCTTCGGACAAGTTCGGAGTAATGTTGATTACAGTGGGCGAAACGAGCGCCTTTTCGCCGCGATGCGCGCCCGTGATGGTCTTGAACGGCTCGTCGATTGCCTCGATGCGTCCGCCGTGAGTGAGATTGACGAGGAAAGGGCGTTCGGCATCCAGAACATAGCGCTTCATGCCGCGCGCGACACGCGCCATCGTGTTGTCGGCAAGCGGGCGCACGGCGCGCAGCCCGTGCTTATCCATGACTTGGGCGGATGTATCGAAAATGGAAGGGCAAGGCAGCGACCAGTCGATGATTTCATAGGCACAGCGCCAAGGCAGCTTGCGCCCTGCGATCACGTCTGGATCGTCCGGTGAACCATGCGTCGGCGTCGGCCAAACGATGGGTTGACCATCAAAGCGGATGACAGCGAAAAAGCGCTTGCGGATCGTCGGTGCGCCATAATCGCAGGCGCGCAGCTCGCGCCACTCGATCTTGCCGCCGAGCGAGCGGATCTTGCGACACCATTTTTTGAAATATTCGCCCTTGTGTTCCGGGTCGGGCATCAGTCCGCGCGCGGTCTCGATCAGCGGGCCGTAATCCTGAAATTCCTCGACGTTTTCGAGAATGACAACATCGACCCTGCCGCCGCTTTTCTGGATGCGCTCTATCCAGCCCGGAATGATCCAGGCGAGATCGCGAATGTTGCGCTCGACAGGCTTGCCGCCCTTGGCTTTCGAGAAGTGCTTGCAATCCGGCGAAAACCAGCCAAGCCCAACATGCGCGCCGCGCAGATAGTCGAGCGGGTCGATCTTGTAGACATTTTCCGACAGATGCAGCGTTTGCGGATGGTTTGCCTCATGCAGCGCGAGCGCTGCCGCATTGTGGTTGATGGCAATATCGGGCGAGCGGCCCAAGGCCATTTCTATGCCGGTCGAGGCGCCGCCGCCGCCTGCGAAGGAATCAACGATCAGGGGAAGGCTCATTGCGCACTCCCGGTTTCTTCACGGCCACGCACGCCCCAGCATTGGTCAAGGCTCCAGGAGCGGCAAATGGTGCTGAAATAGGAGCGGACCTTATAGACCGACATGCCAGAAGCCTTGGCGATTTCGCTTTGGGTCATTCCCATTTCGCGGAGGAGCGCCAGCCCTTCGATAATCATGATTGTGGGCAGGTCGGGTGTGAAACTTGCAGGCGTAATGCTGCCGGGCTTCCCGAATGTCGTCATGGATAGGCCTCCCGTTTGGCGGTGAGTGAATGAGTGTCGAAAAAGGAAGGGGAACGCTCCAGCCAGTCGCAGAGCGCCTGCACGGCGTCAGGGCCGACCGGACTGCCGTTAATGACCCGGCGCACATCGTCAGTTGCAATATCGCAGAGCCGGGCAACGGCGCTGAAGGTCAAGTGCGCGAGGATGCGCTTCCTGTCCACATACATGCCGAGCGCGGTGAAATCGGTTTTCGATGAGGCGCAGCCGGTCATGACTTTGTCCCTGAGGAAATCGGACAAAAATATCCGAATGCACTTGACATTCGGACAAAAATATCCGAAATTATCCTTGCCAGCACGGAGAACCCGATGGACAAACGAGACCGCTTCATCGCCGAACTAAGGGATGAGGCAAAGGCGCAGGGGCTGGCCTTCCGGGTCAGCAAGCGCAAAGGAAAAGGCGGGCACGCAACAGTATGGGTGGGGGATCGCTTCACCACACTGCCAAGCCGGGAAATCGATCCCAAGACCGCTGCGAAGATCAAGAAAGGGTTGGGGCTCATTTGAGCCCCTCCCGCCACACAAAGGAACAAAGGGCTAGAAGAATGAGAACATATGCTTACGCAGCCGTGTTCGAGCCTACCGAGCGGGAGGGCGGCTTCATCGTGACATTTCCGGATGTGCCGGAAGCCATCACCGAAGGTAACGATATGGCGGATGCCCGCGAGCAGGCTTCGGACGCGCTCGGTGTGGCGCTGCTCACCTATCTTGAGATGGGTCGGGAACTGCCCGAAGCGAAATCGGAGGGAGAATTGATCTGGCCGGATGCCGATGTGGCAACCAAGATCGCCGTGATCGAGACTTTCCGCGCTTCGGGCATATCGAGAACCGAACTTGCCCGCCGTATCGGAAAGGACGAGAAGGAAGCACGCCGTCTGCTTGATCCTGATACCGCGACCAAGCTTCCGCTTATGATAGCAGCGCTTGAGGCTATGGGGCAAAGGCTGGTCATCGGCCTGGAGGCGGCTGAATAAATCAGGCATCAACCTGCTACCTCCGTATTGAACAGAGGGCCGAAATCGGTCGCAGCGAATGGCGCGTCATTGACGCGCCATTCTTTTTCTATGCGGCGTCTGGTGATGTCGGCATATTCCGGGTTCAGCTCGATCAGCGTGGCGCGGCGGTTATGGCGCGCGGCTACAAGCCCCGTGGTTCCGGCCCCACCGAATGGATCGAGGACAAGCCCATCCTTCGGGCAACCCGCAAGGATGCAGCGCTCTGCCAGTTCCGGCGGGAAGGTGGCGAAATGCGCTTCGGAAAACGGCTTGGTGGCAATCGGCCAGACAGAAAGAGGCGCAGGCTCGAAATTGCGAAGAAACCGGCCATTTGCGCCTTGTTCTTCCTTCGTCATCTGATCCCATCGACCTTTGAAGCCGTCATGGCTCCGATCATGGCCGCGCTGCTTGTCTTTTCTGACGCTGTTATGAGCGACTGCAGTGTGGGGCGTTTCGCTTCCGGTTGCCCATCCCTGCACGGGGTGCGCGAGGCCCGTTGCGCTGACCTGCCTGACAGCCTCGGCATCATAATAAGAGCCCATGCGTGTCCAACGAGCACCTTCGCGTGACGGGTCAGTGATGAACGCGCAGCGCTCCGAGAGGTCCGGGCCAAAGGAAATCTCGCCCGTATCGCGCGCGCGCCAAACGTCGCCGTCATCGGATTTCGTCAGCATGAAAATCTTTTCATGCGCGGTGGATGGGCGATAGGCACCGGAAGAATCCGGCATCGGATTGGACTTGCCCCAGATGATTTCCGAGCGCACCCACCAGCCCGCGTCTTGAAGTGCGATCGCCAGCCGGTTCGGGATCATCAGAAGGTCTTTCGGCTTGATTCCGCCACCAATGGTCGAGAAAGGCTTGTCCCGAAAGGTGCGATCATCGGTGCCTTCTGCCTTATAATCGGCAGCGGATTTGCCGTTCGGCGTGGTGGCATAGCAGTCGCCATAATTGATCCAGCATGTGCCGGTGGGTTTCAGCACGCGACGTACTTTCTCGAACACCGCGACCATTGTTTCCAGATGTGCCGCGAGTGTTGGTTCAAGCCCGATTTCCAGCGGCTTGAGCGGATCGCCATCGGCGATATATGAGCGCAGGCCCCAATAAGGTGGCGAGGTAACGACACAATCCACGCTATCGGACGGCATCCGGGCAAGCGCGGCCATAACGTCGTCGACAATGATTTCCACGCGACTGTCGAGCAGGCTGATCGTCATCGCATCACCGCCGGCCAGAACAGAATGGCGGCATAAGCCCCGGCAATGGTTGCGCCGATGCAGCAGGAGGCGACCAGAAGAAGGACGCTTGCGACAGAAGGTTCTTTTGGAGGATGGCTGGCCATGGTCAGTCATCCCCGATGACGCGGAGCGCAGGGTCGCCGCGCCGGGCATTGGCGATGTGGCCTGAAAGCTCACGGCGCAATTCACCAAGCCTTCGCTCGGCATCGGCTGCAGGCTTGTCGAGTTGCATCGCCTCGGTGCCTGTAACCTTGCCATCGGCAAAGACCTGCGCGCCGATGCTCATCACTTCGCCCACGCTGCGGACAACCTCCGAATGGGCGGTCAGCAAATTCCCGGCGGCGCGCAGGGCGTCGTCATCCGGTTCGGCCAGCCGCCGATTATTCAGCGCCGCCATGACCGAAGTCACGCTGGGTACGCCGCATTGCGCTTCGAGCTGGCAGACGATGTGAACCGGCATCATGTCCGGGTCGAGCGGGTTATTCCAACGCCCCACCTGGCTTTTTGAAAGCGATATGAGCTTCGTGACCTGCTCGATACCGCCGCAATATTTGATGAGTTCGTTCTGTGCTGCCTTGATCCGGTAAAACCATGCATCGGTCAGTTGGTTCATGGGGGCTTCCTCGAAAGGCAAAGCTTTCCCGTGGCGGGAAAAGCCGCAAGTTTTTCCCATGGTGGGAAAGGGGTTGGGGTGTCAGTTTGCCGGGGTCAGATCATCACGGCGGGCCGCTAACCTTCACACGCTGCAAGGGGCGCGCCCGCCACCGGAAAAACGGAGCCAGAACGCGATGCCAATGCCGAATGCGGAAACCGCCCTTGTCATGGAACGGATCAAAAATGCGGCAGTCACCAAGGCCCTCGAAGAGCTTGCCGTATTGCTTGCCGGTCGGATCGATTACCGGCATTACCGGGCAGTGAATGCGCGCCTTGTCGAAGTCGTCGAGCGAATGCCAGTCGTCCCACTGAAATTTGCGGCGGGCGTGAAGGTTGATGCGCTCGATATGCAGATGATCCAGCAAAATTCGGTAGGACTCACCATCAACGCGATTGACGACGCCTTCAAGGCGGCTCGCAAGCGATTGCGCTAAAGAACGGCAGAAGGTCGCACGAAATGAGTAATATTCATGCTCGCGCGCTTCGCGCTCCAGCCGGGCGATTTCCCGGCGGACAAGGATTTTCAGGCGGCGCAGGCGTACCCGGTCGAGATCGCGGCGCGAATGCCCGGTCAGGAAAGCGCAGGCTGCATCGTCGAGGCGGCGGAGGGGTTTCAGCATCATGCGGCCTCATCGCTCCTGTTCTGGCGCAGCCAGTCGAGACGGGTACGGTGCATATCGAGCGGCGATACCTCGCCCTTGGTCAGAATCTCGATCCTGTCGATGATATCGGCGTCAGCCCGCGCGCGTCCGGTTTCCCAATTCCACACGCTGGAACCGCCGCGCACCGCAGTGATTTCAAGTCTGCGCGCGATATCATCACACGAAAGCCCCTCTCGTTTACGCCAGTCTGCAAGTTTCATAGCGTGCTCCTTTGCCTCCCTATATCGCACAAATTGCGATGTGAAAGTCAAGGGCAATATCGCATTTTTTTCGATAACGCAGATTTAGCGATGCTGATATGATGCCCGCCATGAAGAACAGGATCAGAGAAATCAGGGAAGCACAGGGACTCTCGCAGGGTGCGCTCGGCGAGAAGTTGGGCGTGCACTGGCAGACGGTCCATCGGGCGGAAAGCTCCAAGAGCACACTGTCCGAGCAAAAACTGCAGGCCTATGCAAAGGCGCTTGGGGTTTCGACAGCCGAACTGGTGGGCAGTGAGGGTGGGCGAACCGTAACCGTCAAGGGACAGATACAAGCCGGGGCTTGGGCGGAAACTTGGGAATGGCCGATAGAAGACCAGTATGAAGTTCCCGTGCCGGACGATCCGGCGCTGTCGAATTTCTCACTGCATGCGGCTGAAACCAGGGGGCCATCAATGAACAAGCGCTATCCGGATGGCACAGTGCTGGTCTTTACCGATGCACTGGAGCGCCCGGAAGATTTGATCGCGGGGAAACGTTATATCGTCGAGCGAGAGCGAGCGGACGGATTGCGCGAAGCAACAGTGAAGAAGCTCTGGCAGGACGAATTCGGGGCAATGTGGCTTGTGCCGGAATCCGATGATCCGCGATACCAGGAAGCCATTCCGATCAGCGGCGAGGACGGCGACGTGATCCGCATCCTGGGGCGGGTCAGATTCTCGGTGACACGCGAGTAACATTCTCTGATCAATGACCAAATCAGCCCGGCCCCGTGCCGGGCTTTTTGTTGGTGATTCGCATATTTTGCGATGTTAAGCCTTTCAAAATATTGAGCATCGCAAAAAATGCGATAAACCCAATTGACAGATTATCGCAAATTATTCGATATTAGCCCCATCCTAACCGATGGAGGCATCCATGAGTTTTCCGAATTCGCAAGTAGCCCGGTCCTTTCCCCGGCCAACCGTCCCGATCCGCAACACCGATCCACGCGAGTTTGAGCGCACCCCGCATCTTCGTGCCATCGAAATGGCGAAGTCGATGCAGGACATCGCGGCATCGTCGGGGGCGGCAACCTTCAAAGACCTGATCCGGGCCGGGTTCACGTCCGCTGAAATCATCGAATTCGGAACGCAGGCCCAGCAGCTGGCTGCGGAATGGAAGTCGGAAAGCCGGAAGGCGGCGTACGATAACCTTACCGACATGATCATGAAGGTCAGGCAGCCGGTTCCCAACCGTCCGCCCATGACGGTCGATCTTACAACGTCAACGCAGTTTTTCGAGGCTTGGGGACGGTATTGCGCAAGCCGCGCCGCATTGATGCTCGACCCGTGGGCACCGCAGCGCGAACGCTGCATTTGTGTGCTGCAGCAATTCCTGAATCTCCTGCCCTTGCTGCCCGTCGAGCGGGCAAAACTCACCATCGCCGCCGAGCAGACATTGCCGAAGATCCCGGTGCGCAACGGGCGGGCGCTGTCATGACCGCGGCAGAGGCCATCGCGGCGAGCGTCATCGCTTTCGCCGTTCCTTTTTTCTCGCTCGTCTTCGGTGTCCCGCTATGACTTCTGTCGTTCACTCTTTCCGCCCCGATGGTTCCGTCATGAACCTCGCCAAGCCTCTGGATAGCGATATTCACTGGCCGACCATTGCCAGCGCCCTTTCGAAGCTGGCCCGTTTCAACGGCATCAACAGAGGCCCGATGTATTCGGTTGCGCAGCATTGCGTAATGGGTGCCGATGCGCTGGCGAATGAAACGGGCGACTCGACTCTATGTGCCTATTTTCTTCTGCACGATGCCCACGAGGCGTTTATCGGTGAATGGCCCAGACCGGCCGTTTTGTTTCTCGCTGATGCACTCTATCGCATGCACGATATTCCGATGCATCTCGTTCGTGATGCCGTCGAGGCCGTCAAGGCGCGGCTTGACCAGACGATTTATCGAAAGGCTGGCCTGCCGCCTGTTGTTCCTTACGGCGTCAAAGAGATGGACGAGCGGATGCTTCGCGCCGAAACAGCGCTGCTCTTTGGCAATAACGGCTTGAAAAACCTTGCAGGCCGGGAACTGCCGATGCCGAAGTTGACGGGAGCTATCAAGCCGTGGGCTCCGATGAAGGCCGAGGAAGCATGGCTTGATCGGCTCACCCGCTATCTCGGCATCGACTGGAGGGCGGCGGCATGAGCCTCAACCTCCATCAGATGATCGGCCGTCTTGGCGCGGACCCGGAAGTGCGCCGCGCCAACAATGGCGATGCCATCGTCACAATGCGCGTCGTCACAACCGATACCTGGCGGGACAAGCAGACCGGCGAGAAGAAAGAAAAAGCCGAGTGGCACACCATTGTCATCTTCAATCAGGGCATTGCCAAAACGGCGGAGCAGTACCTGAAGAAGGGCAATATCGTCTACATCGCCGGAAAAGTTCGCACCCGTAAGTGGGAAGATCAGAACGGCAACGCCCGCTATTCGACGGAAACCGTTCTGGAAAACTTCGGCGGCGCACTTGAGCTTCTGCCGCAGGGCAATGGCGGCGGGCGCGGCCCGTCCAGCCCGGACGATTACGGTCAGAATTCATCGAGAAGTCAGGACGATACTTCTGCATCCGGTGGCGGATATGCCGGCCAGAGCGGCGGCGGTTTCGCGCGCGATCTCGATGATGAAATCCCCTTTTAAACCACGGAGAAAGACATGCAGCGCATACGCGATTCCAACACCATAATTGGCCTTCTGGAGAACGGGGAACTGGCGCAACGCCTGACCACCGAAATGATGGATACTCTTGCCGCCCTGCAAGAGCACACCGGCGACCGCCCCAAGGTCAAGGCCAAGGGTTCGGTCACGCTCAAGCTCAATATCGAAGTGGTCGACGGCACAGTCACCATCGAGGCGGAAACCAGTTCCAAGCGCCCGAAGCCGGTTCACGGTTCGTCGTTCTACTGGCTTCTGGACGATGGTTCTCTCTCCACCCAGCACCCCAGACAAATCGACATGTTTGGCGGGCCACGCGATGCCTCGCGTGGCGTGACCGACGTGATCCACGGCTAACCCCTCTGAAAATCAGGAGCTAAAATGTCCGAGAATACTGCAACTTCCGAACTTCTTCCGCCCGTTTCGGGAAACTTTGATATTCAGGCTGCTGCCGATCTTGGCGCACAGGCCAAAGGCGCCGAGATTGTCTTTTTGACATCCACCGACGATATGCCCGGTCTGCCGGGCATGGTACCGGCCCTGCTCAAACGCGGCGAAAAGCCGGGGCTTGAGGCGGTGTCGGCCATTCTCGAAGCACATAGGCTATATCCAGCACGCAAGCAGGGTACGGCGAAAGTCCAGACGTTGGCAGCACTCATCGATCTTGCCAACCGCCACAAGACGGATGATTCCGCCGTATTTGTCGATCTGAACTGGCGCCAGCCGTCTATGACTGCCGTTATCGACTATCACGAAGCCCAGAACGGAGGCATTGCCGCTTTCCTGTCCCATCGCATCCACTACGAGTTCCCGCTGTCCGAAGAATGGAAAGTCTGGGTCAGCAAGGATGGCGAGTTCATGGATCAGGAAAAGTTCGCCTATTTCCTTGAAGATCGCATTCCCGATCTCGCGTCACCGTCCGATGCTGACGTGGCCAACATCGAGCGAGACTTTTCCTGCACCGTTTCCAACCCCAACCAGCTGGTGGAGCTTTCTCGCAAGATGCAGATTAATGTGGAGGCCAAGGTCAAGGTCAATCACACGCTGCAATCCGGTGAGCGTCAGCTTCAGTGGGAAGAGAGCCACGTTGGCGCCGACGGCAAGCCTGTCACCGTGCCCGGCATGTTCATCCTTTCGATCCCGGTGTTCTTCATGGGCGATGCGGTGCGCATCCCGGTCCGCCTGCGCTACCGCGTCAGTGGGGGCAGCGTCTACTGGTGCTATCAGATCTATCGTCCAGACCAGATCATCACCCAGCACCTGGAGCATTCTGTTTCCGACGTCGCAAAGGCGACCGAACTTCCGTGCTTCGCGGGCAAGCCCGAGGCCTCGCTATGACAGCGGTCAAATTCACCATAGAAAGGGGAGCGTTGCTCCCCGCCCTGGCGGCGGTCAATCGCGCCGTCGAAAAGCGCAACACGATCCCTATCCTTGGCAACGTGCTGCTCAAGGTCGAAAGCGGGCACCTATGCGTGACCGGCACCAATCTCGACATCGAGGTCAAGGCCGTGGCAAAGCAGGACGGCCTGCCGGATATCGCACCATTCACGGTGCAGTCGGCGCTGTTGCACGATGCGGTGAGGAAATTTGCCGACGGCAGCATGGTCGAGTTCGAAGGCGACCAGACGCATGTGAACATCAAGTCGGGGCGCTCGCGCTTCCGCCTGCAGGTGCTGCCGGCTTCGGATTTTCCAGAAATGCCGGCGGATGACTTCACGCATGAGTTTGCCCTGTCAGGCAACACGCTGGCGCGTGTCCTGTCCACGGTCGCTTTCGCGATCTCGGCGGAGGAAACGCGCTATTATCTCAATGGCGTGTTCATGCACCATAACGAGGAGCATCTGGCCTTCGTGGCAACGGACGGCCACCGGCTGGCGCTGATGAAACTGGATGTTCCGTCGGGCAGCGAAGGCATTCCGGGCGTCATCATTCCACGCCGCACGGTCGCCTTGCTCCAGCATTTCGCGGAAGGCGATGAGGATATCGTCCTGAAGCTGTCGGAACGCAAAGTTCGTGTTGTCCTGCCGGATGGCACGGCGATCACATCAAAACTGATCGACGGCACATTTCCGGACTATCAGCGCGTGATCCCGGCCAACAATGACAAATTCTATACGGTCGACCGTGCTAGCCTTGCGGATGCGATCAATCGTGTCAGCACGGTATCGAGCGATCGCGGGCGGGCGGTGAAATTCAGCTTCGGCCAAAGTGAACTGAAACTGGAAGTCATCAACCCCGACAACGGGCAGGCCGAGGACAGCATTTTTGTGGGCGATGGACACGACGACGAGGTGACCATCGGCTTCAATCACAAATACTGCCTCGACGTTCTGGGCGCCGCCTCCGCCAAGGAAATGCGGTTCGAGCTTAGCGATCCCGGTTCCCCCTGCAAGGTTTCGCCTGTCGGGGCCGAGGATGGCGACGTGCCGCCGCTGTTCGTCATCATGCCGATGCGGGTTTAGGGGGGAGCCATGCGGAAAATCTGGTACCAGATCATCAACCTGTTGCTGGCCCTGACGTCTCTCCTGATCTGCACGAAATTATTTGGGATCAGCCAGGAAACGTCCGTTTTAGCGGTTCTGCTCGCGTGGGTGCTCCGCGTCTCCGCGCAGATTGAAACGCTGTTGGAGGAGCGGAAACCATGAATTTCATTCTAGTATGGCTTCTTGTCGGCGCTGCCGTCTACATAGCGCTATTTCTCAAAAAACGCCGCTGCGAACCGAAAAATACAAAGGCTTACGAAGAACTCCCGCTGATAGCACGGATTCTTGGCGCCGTATTCTTCATCGTCGTCTGGCCGCTGGCTCTGCTCGAACTTCTTTCGGGAGGCAGCAACGATGGGGAATAGCTCGAACAACAAGCCTTGGATCGAACTCGGATATCCGTACGATTGGTCCGTCGATACGGGCGGCAGCAACACGTTCACATTCATAGGGCCAGAGGACGGCTTGCCTGTCGCTGCCGTTATCGTGCCACGCGCCTTTGGAATGGATCATATTCTGGATAGCTACGTCGACCGCATCCTGACGTCGTGCAATTCGCATGATGCGCTGCTGAGTGCGTTGCAATACGCCCGCGAGGTCATTCGGGAAGATCGGGCCGCAGTTTTTGCAAGCGTCACGGTGGGCGGCGACTTATCGACTATCGCCGATGTTGACCAACCTTCCATTGATCGATTGGACGATGTCCTTTCAGTGATCGACGCTGCCCTCTCGCAGACGGAGGTGCCTGCTCATGGCTGACAAGACTCATATCGAATGGACCGACGCGACATGGAATCCGATCACCGGCTGCAGTGTCGTCTCACCTGGCTGCACGAACTGCTATGCGATGAAACTCGCCGGCACGCGCCTACAGCATCATCCGTCCCGTGTCGGCCTTACGGTCGGGTCTAAAACCGGGCCGGTTTGGAATGGCAAGGTGCGTCGTAACCGTGAATGGCTCGCCCAGCCGCTTGAATGGAAAAAGCCCCGCATGGTGTTCGTCTGCGCGCATGGCGACCTTTTCCACGAGGATGTGCCGGACGATTGGATTCTTGACGTCTTCACCGTTATGGCGATCGCTAGCCGTCACACCTTCCAGATTCTAACGAAGCGCGCCGATCGAATGCGGGATTTTCTCTCTCGTGGTGATGATCTGCTCGAAGAGATTTATGCAAACTGGTATTCCTTCGATGGCGGCGCTCGTGAAGTCTGGTCATGGCCGCTGCCGAATGTCTGGCTGGGTGTATCTGTCGAAGATCAGAAGCGCGCCAATGAACGCATTCCAGCGCTGCTCGACACGCCGGCGGCAATTCGCTGGGTCAGCGCCGAGCCATTACTCGGCCCAGTTGACCTCGATAGCATCAAGATTCCCGGCGTGATCAACCCTCTAGATAGTCTGCGCAGCGAGGCATATGCCGACATAGAGCACGGTCAGTATGCAGGCCAGCGCATGTATTGCGGGCTGAAGTATGGTTGCGGGCGCGGGATCGATTGGGTTGTCGCTGGCGGGGAGAGCGGGAAGGGTGCGCGTCCGATGCACCCGGATTGGGCTCGATCTCTGCGCGATCAATGCGCGGCGGCCGGAGTTCCTTTCTTCTTCAAGCAGTGGGGGGGCTGGCAGCAGGTCTATGACCGCGATGTCGATGATCCTGATTGGCGCCGCTGTGGGGGCACGGAACGCGAAAATCCGCGTGGCCGATGGCTCAACCTCGAAGGTGGGACCGGTTTCCACGGCGAACGCGTGATTTACGTCAATCCGGTGTCAAAAAATGCTGCCGGGCGGATGCTTGATCAATCCTATCACGACGCGATGCCAGCCAATCCGGTAGGAGGGTGTGCGCTCGCCGTCAATGGAGGCGGTCATGCAGACAAATAACGCTCTTACGCGGTATGAGGAACTGCTACCAGAGAACGAAATCTGTAAGCGATTCTCCGCACTACTTGGACTCCGAGAACTCCGTCGAGCGCGCCAGAATGGCGAAATAGCTTATGTATCCGGCAAAAAGGGGGCTGTACTTTACCATCCATCCGCCGTTGCCGCTTATCTATCTCGTAAGGAAAAAGCATGTCAGAACGCCTCTGGGAGTATGGAGACTATTGGATCGGCACCGAGGGCAATTCCGGCAACCTCTACGCATTCTGGTACAACAAGCGAAAGCGAAAGGTTGCTCGCCGATCACTTGGCACGAAAATTCTCAACGAAGCCCAAGACAAGCTCATTGAACTCGTCGGAACGCTCCAGGCAGTATCGGGACGCTCGCCCGAACGCGTGATGATGCTAGCGGCGCTTGACCACTATTACGAGAACGACGTCAAAACCAAGCCGTCGGGAGAACAGGCGTTTCGGGCAATTTCCATCATCCGGGAGTTTCTTTCTGAAAAGATGCTTCCGACGGCCAATGTTGCTTCCTTCGGCCCGATCCGGCAGCGGGAATTTATGCAATGGAGCCAGGAGAAATTTGCACATAGCCCAGCATACATCGCTCGCAACCTGTCAGTCGTTTCAGCGGCATTTCAGATCGGGAAAAAGCTATTGGTGGTGCGTGATGGGCTTGGCAATGAACATGAGGTTCAATTGCTGGACAGTGCGCCCGAGGTTATCACCCAGGCGAAGCAGGTTGCCGAACTTTTAAACGTGCCAGAACCCAAGCCGCGAGACTGGCTTCCTACCTTCGAAGAATTTGGCCACTTCATCGATATGATCGGCAAGCGGCAGGAGAATCTATTCCGGTTTGTCATACTCTCGCTCAATACATGGGCGCGTCCTGAAAGCATTATCGATTTTCGGGACACGCCGGATCGCATCAACCGGAGATTTGGTGTCATTGATCTAAATCCATCAGGGCGCCGGCAGACCAACAAGTATCGCCCGAAAATCCGGCTGACCGAAAATCTGCGTGACTGGCTAGATAAATGGAAAGCCGAGGAAGAAGTGGAAGAAACCGCAAGGCTCGGCGAGGCCGTTGGCGCACCGATGGTTTGGAATAGTCAGCCTGTCACCACTATGAAGCGGACGTTCAAACGTCACGCCGAGGAATGTGAACTTTCGCAATTCACACAGGGCACAATTCGTCATTTCATGGCGACTATGGTTCGCCGTGAAAAGCCGCGCGTCGACAAGGAGCAGCGCGACGTTTGGCTCGGGCATGACGAAGCCAGAACCGCCGATGCCTATGAAGCCTTTGACCCGGAGTATCTTTCGGACGCCATGCGCGCCACAGATTCAGTCATTGAGAAGCTGCAAAAGTGCACTCGAAGGCCGCTATTTGCACCCAAACTGCACCCAGATGCGGCAATAGAAGAAAATGAAGACGGGGAGGAAGTAGCCGAAAACCCTTGA